GTTGCTTATTAAACTGCTAGTCTTTAAGTTAAATGGCTTGCTTTGATAGAAGACCGCCCAGATCGCTTCAGCATCGAGTATCTGCTCGACCTTATAACTCTTTTTATTAGCATATTCTAATATGACTGTGGGTTTCGGGCGACTCATAACATGATATTTATCGTGTTTGATCGAATCCTCCCCCGTCCATAGTCACACTTACGACTTCAGTAGTGGTTGTTTTTGCGTTTTGATCCTTGTCTAAGAGGCTCAACAACACAAGATTTAGGTTAAAAACTACAGAAACAGCATCATCGATAGGTATATTGATAGTTTTCTGATTGGATTTTGCTGCTAATCTGACCTTTTTAACAAATTCTTCTAAGACACTGACTGCTACTCTATCGGTTGACATTGCTTAATACCTGTCTAAGTTCCATTTCTGTCTTAAATGGACCCTTGTATTCGTATCTTTGGACTGTAATTAACTTTGGACAGAAACTACGCACCCATCCTTTTTCAAACTTAATAGCATAATAGCCTGCGCAGTATACGCTCTTGCTAGCATCACTCTTTGTAAACAGTGGTAACTTCTTCTTTAGATCATACATTGGATTATGTGGTTCGCAGTTTGTAGCGAATCCATATATCTCATTTGTAGTCTTAACGTCAACTGGCTTGGCACTAACGAAGAAATTCTTACCAAACTTCTTCTCGATAGACTTAAGATCCTTAAAAGTAGAACGATTGTCCTTAGAAAGCATGACAAACTTGTCTGCTTCGTCCTTTTGTAGGATACCTACCCTATTTCCTTCGCCTTCAAGTATCCAAAACTTGCCGTCGATTACTGGTTTTGCTTTAATGTCCATTTATCTTCACTCCGGATATTTCGCATTTAGTGGTTCAGCGTATGATTGTGCCTGTTCTGACATCTTAACTAAGTCAAATAGTCCACAAAACTTCAAGAATCGCATACCAACTTGGTCTACATTCTTAGCAACGCTATTAGTTTTAATAGTTTCTTTAATGATTTCCTTAACATCATCGGGCTGATGCTTAAGATCAATCAACTGTTTATTACGTTCGTAATCGTTAAGCACACGATGTTCGTCACCATTATGATCAACCCAACGCTGTAACATTAGATTATTCCAAGCAAAGCCCTTGCTTTTACGGTCTTCAAATGCTTCTAATAGTTTATTCTTTCGGATTTTAGGATAAGCACTGAATACATTGTCTGTAGGATCGCCTCGCATACACTTTTCAAACAATAACCACTCAGGATTTACGATTTCCTTGGGTTTATTTGTCTTATTATCAAATACGGGCTTGCCTTTATCAGTAAAATAGCCCTCAGTCGTAATGACTGTGTTACTTACACCGTTATATTGCTTAACATTTGGAGCAATTAACTGGACAAAATCACTATCTGTAGAGACGATAATATGGCTATCATCTGGATGACTTTCAATCCAACCAGCGATTAGATCATCTGCTTCTAAGCGTGGATTCTGTAGAACGGTGCAGTTAGTCTTTTCAGTGATAAATTCCTTAAATTTATCGAATGTTTCCCAGAATACTTTGTCTTCTTCTGCTTCTTTTTCAGTAAGAGCAGCACGAGCCTCAGCACGATTGCGCTTGTATGGAGCATAATAGTCCTTACGCCAACTGCGACCTTCTAAACAGAACACGACATGATTACCATTGAAGTCTTGCCATGCCTTTCTGATAGATGCTAGAGTAATATGGAGTGCCATGCCGATCTTTTCATCAGCATTACCACGGATTACGTGCCTAGCACGGAAGAAAGTGTTAGCAGTGTCAACGATAATATAGTTCATACGATCCTAATCTCTCTGTTGTTATCATCTTCAGCGATGACGTTCTGGCACAATGCCTTGAACCACTTGTCAATGATCTCTTCTTCAGTATTAGCATTATAGCCTGATTTTCTTAATTCGTCAATGAAGTAAGAATTCCAATCGAGTTCAAAGTATCCGTTAGCAGGATTATTTGGATCGATCTGTGTATCAAGCACCTTGATGTAGGGTTCTTTCTTAGCAGTAGCTAATTCCTTCTCACTTAACTTGGGCTTGCGTGAAATCCTAGTCTTAACCTCTGGTTCTACAACCGGAACTACCTCTTCTGGCTTCTTAAATAAGTTTTTAATCCATTTCATACCATTCTCCTCATGCTAAACTAGCATATAAATGTATCTGTAGATTCAATATGAATCCATTCTTAGCACAATACTGTGCTGCGTATTCGTGATTCTTCTGATTTTCTTTCATATCCAGCAAGCCTTCCTCCCAGAAACTGATCACTTCATCAACAGCACTACGCTCTTCTATGCTAATGCTATTCTTCTCACTGCGGATCTGCTTGCTCTTCTGTGGTTCTCTATTGTAAACATTCATTGGACTAATGAATACTTGTCTAGCCTGATCAGCCCAGTGTGGGATACTGCTGTATGGACTATCAGGATCTGCGTTCATTACAAACTTCATACAATCAGCACGAGCAATCATGTCAGGATTGGGCTGTAGATACTTCACAGGTTTCCCATTCTTTTCTAAACATTTAGGGCTCACAACTAATGTAACGTAGTCAGGGATCTTCTGTACGATAGTACCATTGCTTTCGATCTGGACAAAAGCAAACTTATGAGCGCATGTGTCGAGAAACATGCTGAGATTTTTCTGTAGCATTGGTTCCCCGCCAGTAATAACAAGTCCAATTTTGCTAGTCCCCCAAGTTGGGATCTCACCTTCAAAATAATCCTTCATCACATTCTGGATACGTTCATGTACCTGCTCGGGTGTTAGCCAGTCGCCGCCATCGAAATAAGTATCACAAAAACTACAAGCCAAATTACACTTAGCAAGGCGAACGAATACGGCTGGTTCTCCACGATAAGGTCCTTCACCTTGTAGTGTATAGAAGATACTAGTGACAAACAACTTATCACCAGCCTTATCGAAATACTTTTGTCCGACGATTTCATTTTTTCCAAACATATTACCTACCTTATGTTTAATATAACACTGTTCCTAACAAATGTCAAGGCCTAGGTTTATTCCAATCTTCCCATGGAAACACGATCCAGCAATTGTCTTCTGCCTTGTTAATTTCAATTGAACTATAACTAACTGTTTCCTTACTAGCAAGATTGTTTACTACAGTAGCAAATCGAACATTCTTACCCCAAACATCGTTCCAATGTTCGCTATTGGGTAAGCAACTAGCCGGCCAATCTCTCTTAATCCAAGCGATAGTTGATCCACCGTCATTGATATCGTCGACGATTAGGATGTTAGCAGGTTTATTCTGTAGGTCCATATCATAACCAAAAGCATCTTCTGCCATCCAGCAGTTATGATCACAATCTTCTTCAACGCCATCTCTTAGAGAAACTTTTAGAGTATACATTGGGATATCAAGCAGATGACTGAATAGGACTGCTGGAGTTAATCCACCTCTAGAAATACCAACGACATAGTCTGGCTTCCATCCGTCCTTGTATAGTTGGCTGACAATATCATTAACTGCCTTTTCAATATCGTGCCAAGTGTAATAGATCTTCTTAATCATTTTTCTTTCTTCCTTTCTAGGTATTCGTCGTGGACTAGATCGTAAATTGTTCTCATATGATCGTATGCTTTCTTAAAAGCCGGAAACATCTCCCGCATCTCGTCCATCTTATGGAGCCCAGGCATATGTGTTTCAAATTCTTTATTACGTGATTTTTCAAGATCAAATGTAAAGTTATTTGTTGTTGCCCAGCCTGCTGATGATCCGGTCGTACCTATGCCCATGTTGGTAATATGACTAGTAGTAAGTGGAGTAATAGTTGGTGTTGGAATATAATTATATATAGTTGGATTGATTGACCACTGTGACGTATCGATCATACTATCTTTATAGTTCATACTATCACCGGTAGTCCAGGTCGTAGTATCGTCGAGATTTGTCTGAGTTGGAAGTTTAAGTTTCTCTCTAATCTGTTCTAATAATTTTTCTATTTCAGTTGGATCATCGTCTGTCATTTCTTTTCCTCCTGGACCATCGCTTCTATTAGTTTATAATGGTCATATGCTTTCTTGAGAGCAGCGTATTTTTCATGCTTCTCGAAATCAGGAATGATAACGAGGAGCCGTTCCTTTAATATTTTAACAAGATCAGCAACTTCATCTAGATTGATTGAATTCTTATCTGTAGTAATAGTGGGATTATTACCAGTGATCCTGACATTGGCATTCTGCGTAGTAGTAGTAGTCCACATCGGACTACTAGTAGTTCCAGAACTAAGATAAGTTCCACTACCTCCTACAACAGCAGATTGATTAAATGCCGTTCCGGTGTTGTTAGTAGTGATAGTAGTGACTCCACTAGAACCACCACCTCCACCACCTACCATTGTGACAAATGTATTACTCATCTTGCTGAGTATCCTTGCTGTAGTTTTATGTTCTCGAAGAATTCATTCTTAGTAGCAGGATCATTATAAAAAGCACCACGCAATACTGTGGTCTGTGTTAGTGAACTATGTGCCATGATGCCACGATTCTCACAGCAACCATGCGTAGCCTGTACATACACTGCCACATCACCACTAGCAGTTGCCTTCTGTATCTCACGGGCGATATCATTACATAGTTCTTCCTGTAGAGTTCCTCTACGGGCACACCACTGTGCGATGCGTGTATACTTGCTAAGGCCAATCAATTTCTTGGCGGCGATGATACCAATATATGCGACTCCAGTAACAGTCTGATGATGATGTGAACACATACTCTTAAGTTCACTGCGAACTACGAGCATACCCTCATATCATTCATCACCATCATTAGGAAAGGCAGTAGCATCTGGTGGTGGATTATAACGTCCACTCATGATCTCATTGACATACATCTTGGCCATACGTCGACCTGTGCCCTTGCTATTAGGATCATTCTCACGATCAATAACGAGTGAATCTAGCACAGCATCAAATCGAGCATGAAGTTCGTCGATGAGTGGATCATATTCTTCTGGTAGGATGTATTCTGAGATATTATCGCCAGCCCAATAACGACCGCCAGCAGATTGGATACGATTACGAATAGTTTCTGAAATGCTCAATTTAATTCTCCGAGTTAACGCCGAGGATGGCTAATGTTTAATTATAGTTTATTTAGGTCTGAGAGTCAAGAATTGTATTATAAAGTTTCTTTCCGCTAAAGAATTTATCAGTCGAGTTAACGATTACATTCCTTACTGTATTAGGAAGATCTCGATTGTTGCTTCCCATTACATTACGGATCTTATTGATTAACTTAGGTTTATTTTCCTGATAGCTAGTCCAGTTCTCAGTCCATTCGCTAGGATACTTAAAGAATGTATCCCACATTTCTGTATAGCTTAAACGATCTGGAACTAACGGAAATGCTCCAAGTGAGGCACCTTCATACATTGAAATCCCAAGAGTCTCTTGTAAGTTAGCACTGAATACTATCATGCTTTCGGCTAAATGGCGATGATAATCGTCTTTAGAAAGATCGTGTTCCTGCGCTACAAACCATTCGTATTCTGGCATCTCTTTAGCAAGGTCCTTGAAGATCTCTAACTGTTTTTCTGGAGCAAGTCGATGTGGAAATATAATTTTACTTTTCTTTTCAATAGGTTGATATGGCTGTAGAGCTTTATGTAGATATTCCATTGGCCAACCAACAACTTTAACAGTTTCGTTAGCTTCAATAAGCTCATCAGCAGTCCAGTCACCAAAACAGTTAGCAAATATTTCTACATGGGCTTTAGTAGCAAAGAAGTTATGATCATAACAACTAAACATACTATGTTCAGCTGAACGCACCCAAGGTTTATCACCAATCAGTCTACCTAAGAAATCATTAGGATCGTATGATCCAGCATGCCATAAGCCGCCGATTTTAATTGGAATGTTAAGCAATTCGCTCATATACTTCAATTGGATGACTGTTGGGTTCCACGCATCTGTATAGAGGAAATAATCTCCTGCCTTAATATCGCCAGCAGTAAAGAGCGCAGAAATCTTTAGTAGTTGTTCGCTTTTATAACTATTAGTTCCGGCAAAATTTAGAAAGGCACCTGGCGTAGCAACTTGCGGAATTACGCTACTGATTACCCTAACATCAAACCCATGTCTAGATAACTGTTCCGGAAGAAACTTTTGCCACTGTTTTGTATAGCGTGTTTCTACTGCTTCAATGTCTACGAGATAAAGGGTTTTGAGCATTCTTATTATCCTTTGCTAATTGTTCTTTAATATAATCTTCGAGAATTTTCATAAACTCAGGATTTCGATCTGCGACCTCATCCAATACGGTATCAAGTTCCTTCAGGCTTCTCTTCCTCAGAGGATCCCGTAGATTTTTTTTCTGTGAGGAAAACGGATTTGTCATCTCTTACATCCCAAAATATTTCAGTTCCCTCAGACCAGCCCATCTGGCTAAGGAGGTCAACCGGAAACGGGAGGATTAACTCTCCCGTCTCTGGATCCTGCTCTAAAGCAACAGTCCAATTAGTGGCGTTGGCTGGCAAGGAACGCTCTCCTATCTTCCTTCCAGTTATTAGCGATACGCTGGCCCTTACGGTAGCGTTCAAACTGGCTAAAAGGAGTCAAATAACCAGACTGTGTCTTTGGAACATAAAGATGTGCTTCGTTAAACACATAACCAAACTCTACACAGAACGCACGATATACATCAAGGTCGTCGAAAATCTTATTAATCTCTGGATACCTACTAACCATTACTTTGCCTCCTTAGCATATTTATTAATACAACCATTCTCACCATCTTCACTAACTTCGATCCAAACTTCTCTATCTGGATAGTTAGCGATGATTTCATTATAAAGATCATCTGCGATCATTTCGCAACTCTTATGATCAAGATTAAGCTTTGCGAACATATAAAGGCGCTGTAACCAACGCTTAAACTGGATAAACTCAACATCGCGATCATCATGGAATACTTCAAGATAAACCTTAAAGTGGAAGATGTGACGATGTTCAGAACCTAAGAAACTAACATCATCCCAACTACCTGTTGCTAGTTTAGGATCTGTTGCTGCTGCTGGATAACGATGGACACCTTCTTGCTGGAAAGTCACCCATATCATAGAACTAGTTGACATTATGCTTTTACCTTTTCCTTATCTTTGTATATTTTATACGATTCGTTATAATTGTCAATCACTTGACTTAGTTTGAGAATATCTTCGTGATTTGGTAAAACATCGTGCCAACCTAAGTTCTCAATACTGAAAAGGTATAGTGCTGCTGCCTTGAGTCTCCCCCAAAATCCTAAATGATGATCTGCCTGTAGCACAAATGAAAGTTCTGGTGCTCCGTCAGGTGACCAATCCCAGAGATTAACGCTCATAATATGATAAGGAGAGTGACACTTACACCCGATGTAAATTACTTTATCTTTATCTAAACTCATTGCCTTTTTCCTTTGCCTTATCTGACGATTTCATCTTTACCGTATTGTGACCAATTGGTAAACTTTTTACGATCCATTAAGTCATGTACATGATGTACCCACACTCCCGGATTAGTTGCCTTAAAATCTCGATCGTCAATCTTGACGCAAGCATTATAATTTAGATTAGTGATGTATGGAAGTTTAACAGATATCATAGGAATGAACTTATCATAGCAACAAAGACTTACCATCATATCTTCACTAAACTCATAAAATTTAGAATCAATATCGAGAGTAACCCAGAAATCTTTTCTAAGTAGTTCTAAAGTCATTAATTCCCAACTTATGATTTGATCATAATCCATCGGAGCATAACTGTGATTAGCACCAAGATAGATGTGATCACAGTTATTAACTGTAGCAATTTCTGCTAGTTCATCTGCGGTATGTATACCGACGACAAATAGAGTCTTCTTACCATATGCTGGAGTATGTTCAATCTCTATACCAGTAAAGATAGTAACATCATTCTTAGTACCGGCTTGGTATTCTCTTTCCATGCTCTAATCCAATTTCCTGTTCAAGACGAGTCATTTCTTCTTTAAGAATTGACTGTTGGACTCTCATCTCATTAACTTCATTATATGCTTTATCGATCTTCTTGTCAAGTTCGTCGTGTCTAAGTTTTACCATTTTATAATCTATTTTTAATTTACTAACAGACATATTAACTCCTCAAGAAAAATCAAATAATTTACTAAAGTGTTCTTCAGTAACTTTAGCTTTACTAGCTTCGGTTGTTTCGATTACATCCTCGATTGATTGTGACATTTCGGTTATAAAGTTTGAATTAAAATGTGTTGCGCTGTTAATAGTCTTTTTGCCAGTAGCACCGCGTGTACCAATAATACTGATCCAAAATTTATTGTAATCTTCTACTAATGCTAAAGCCTTCTCTCGATCGTCAGTTTCAAAGATGCGATCTACTACATCACGATAATACTCTAAATGAGATTTCATATCAAATGCCATCATGTTAGGAATAACACCTTGATCATATTGTCTATTTGCTTCTTGGACGGCATTAATGTGTGTCCAGACATTATGCCCCATCTGGATAGCATAACTGAAACTATCCCAGCTAGTACGACCTTCTTTGCCATTCTTGTTTAGGTCTCCTGGCTTATAAACACAAACATCCCTAATCATTGATCTAGCACTAATCGGAGAATCAGAAAACGCATCAAATATACCATCCTGTAAAACAGCATCGCTAAAAGCACGACTATCTAAAGAATACTTCTTGTCATCGACGCTAGGTACCATTCGATATACCCACTTCTTCATATGTTCAATTTCTACCTGAGTATAGATCTGTCCATTAGCGGTAGCTAGGAACGGACTAGCACAGTCAAAACTGATAGTAAATGTATCATGATGATATTTACGGATTGCTCGTTGTGTGTCAGTGAGCAATGAAGCCCATTCTAGTTTACTTGTTCCTAGAAAGTGCATCCAATCTTGTTTGCCTTTTTCTAGCAATCCGTCAAAGCGTATAGCAACTAGCCTCTTGAGCATTAGATGTACGTCACACATATTCTGACCACCCATTGACCACCCGTTAAAATGTGTTTCTGGATAGATCTTAGGATCGCAATAATCCTTCATCTGCTGATACCAATCTTCAGCATCTGTATGTGTTTCGCCTTGTAGAACGTTTAAGAATTTACAGTTTCCATTACGGTGCTTCATAAAGTATTCATTATTATACTTTGTAGCATTAACTGCGTCTTGATAACTTGAAATACCAGTAGCTGCCATACCTGCAGGGCTACGTGCAACCCACGCTGGAATATCTAAACACATACCCCAATCCATTAACCCATCCATCCAAGTCAAAACTTGATCGCGCTTTTTCTGTGCAGCATCTAATCTTGCTTGATAGAGTTTAACATGATCGATCTTAATTTTTTTAGTATTCCCGTTTTTATCTAATACTTGTACTTCTTCAATGCCTTTGGCAATTGCAGTAGCCATCAGTGCCTGTACTTCAGGACCATTTGGATCTCGCCATTCGCCTTCCCACACGCCCTTACCAATCTGGAAGCCTCCGGAGTCTCCAAGAACAATACTATCACCGTTGCGAGGACGACTACGGAACATATCATCCTTTTCACTACTACGAGTCATATCTAAATCAGCGTGACCTGCGGAATACAATCCCCATTTGTAGTAGAAATATCCCTTTTCTGGGTCAAAGAAGTTCAATCCTTCAACTCCATTAGTAAATCCCATGGGCAAGCGAGCCGGATCGACATAATTGCCGAAACGCTGCTTACCTATGAATGTGGAATAAAAACTACTAACAGCCGGTAGGAATACTGCGTAATCTTTTTGTTCAGCTGTTAAGTTCTCGTTCATTGATTCCCCATTTGATTTTTAACCATATTCTTTCGTGTATATAGTAATCAACACTTAACAAGATATGTAAAACAGTAGCAAATCCTGTAGCCGACCCTATATCCCCAGTAAACAAGTACGTCCAAAGAATAGTAAATAACCACGCAGTAATGCGATAAGTTATCATCCTTACTATTGTTCGTTTTTTAGTTTCCATTATTTTGTCTGTGCTGGGATATAATAATTGTATTTTGCGATGCCGCTATCAACAGTAACTAGTGCTACACCGTCATCACTAAACTTAACAGTCTTATCACCATCTAGATTCAAGATGCTAATAACCTGTGCGATTGGATAGCTCCAAGCCTGGCGTAACTTGCCAGTTATACCAACGTGGAAAGTAAAGTTACCTTCATGTGTTGATGGATCGCCAAAGAAGAAGTTAATCTTATCACCATCTGTCTTGACTAGGAAGATAGTTTCACCGTTGTGTGCTGCTGCCTGTAACTTGAATCTGTTAATGCTTGTTACAGTTGGTTCAAACTCTACTGGCCAATTTGTGCCCTTGAACTTAACAGTCTTGAGTTTCTCGTTAATAAGTTCTGTTCCCATTAACTTGTAATCGTTGCTAAAGTCGCCAGCGGCATTTTCAAAGTGGATCATGACTGGACGATCTTCGCCATTGCGATTCTCCCAGACAACCTTGATCTCTTCACCTTCCTTATACTCTGGATTCTTTAGATGTAGATCGAGCTTGTTAAGATCGGGCAAACCGAATGTGCCCTTAAAATCAACAACTGGATTGTTAGTCTCAGCCTGGACGATAACTGTGCGGTTATCTGCTAGTGCTTCAACGCTTGTCTTGTCCTTATCGCCTGTAATCTTTACTAGATTAATAAAGCCTAGTGAATGTGTGTGTGCTACTAAATCTTTAAGAATGCTTTTCATAACTGTGCCTTTCCTTATTGTTATATTATATTTAGATCGTAGGGTAAAATCAAGATTAAAATTCAAATAATTTATTGAATGTATTCGTTTGTTCTGTGCCAACGATATCCCAATCCAGCACACCAATCAAGTTATCAAGTTTAGCATCGATAATAGTTGATTCCATCTCAGCATCATCAAAAGGTAATTCCTTGAACCATTGTGGCAATCTCAATTCATCAACTGGATACGCAACACTTGTGAATCCCATTGGATTATTACGTAGTTTACATACGATAACCTTCGCACCATCACTGATGTTTACGGCATAGTTATCGCCATACATCTTCTTGAGTGTGTTCCAGTTGATGCTTGCTCTCACATGCCCTGGCATATTGGCCCTGCCTGCCTTGGCTTCCTTACGCATATACTCAGTAATATTGTTTGCTCTCTTCGGAGAACCTTTTTCCCAACCTGGTCTATGTTTGAACAATGTGCGGAAATCAGTAATCATTTCGAGGATCTCTTCCTCCTCGTGACCATTTAATACCTTGTCTAAGATAGTGCTTAGGAAGTTCTGGATGAACTCTGGAGTGTCAGATCGTTTGAGATCTAATCCCATAGCCTTGATCTTGCCAGGCTTTCCTTCCTTATCATAACGCTTGCCTTCCTTATCGTAATAAAGAACAGCATAACGCTTCTTAGTAATAAACAATCCTTTGCTAGCAACGATTTCACGTCCTGCTTTGATAACATCACCACGTGTCTTTGGACAATGGAAGGCATCGATCATGAACTTAACGAATGTTCCGTTAACCTCATCACTGATCTGATCATATAGTTGGATTACATTGTCGTGATTCCACGGAATAAGTCCGCTATCGATATCTTTCTTAAGCGTAGTGAATGCTGAGAAGTAAACTGAGTCAGTATCACCATAGATAATGCTCTTACCAACATGATCATATGTTCCAGTTATAATCTCATTAACTTTACTAGCCATATGCTTTGCGATACTTCGTCCTGTTAGCGTAGTTGATTGTCCAATACGCTTATCGAAGAATCTACATCCTGGATTAAGGATAGCTCCGTAAAGACTGTTTAGATTAATCTTTTTAACTAACTGACGCTTATCCCAGAACTCAGTTTCGATATGATTGCCTGCGTTTAGTGCTTCACGCATCTTTGCCTGTAGTTCTTTACGTTCAGCATACCATCTCTTGAGCAATCCAGGGATAACTCCTTCAAACTCGTAAGTAAAGATAGTTCCATTAGCACTTAACATCCAAGGTTGATTGCTATCGTAGATCATTTTATAGATTTCAGCGCCACTCATCACGACACTTTCACCATTTTCCCAATCAACAGTGAGATCTTTTGCTTTATCTTGGCTCATGACGTATTCATATTCAAGAGAACCAAACTTACCTTCCCAAGCGGCTGCAAAACTCTTCTTATACACAGTCATCTGTTCTTCAATATACGCATCAGTGTAATTTGGCCTTACCTGCCCAATAATAGATTCAGGAGCCATGTTAAGCGCTCTAATCGCACTTGGATAAAGTGAGTTCAAATCCATAGAACCGATCCAATCATGTAGACCTTTCTTTGGATACGCTACGTATGCGCCCGCTGCTTGCGTATTCTCACTCTCATCACGCTTTGGACGATTAGGAACAATTAAACTTCTACGATGTGCTTCGTTAATGATTGCTTGTTCAGTAACAGCAACAGCGCCCATAGTAGTCTGTAGTAGAACTGTGTTCGCGTGTGCTAGTTCGTTGCTTAGATCAATAAACTTTAGTTTCTTGTCTAGTTTATTAAGTAGAGCCGTATCTTGCCTGTTATATTCAATGAACTTACGGAAGTCATTGTTATACAAACTATCAAGTGTACCTTCATAGACAGTTTTCTTCTCACCGATCTCCATCTCGCCAATGGCGTCAAGTCGATAAGTGTGTCTTTCTTCATAGGTATACTTGCGATACAGCTCAAGACTGTCGAGATGAACTCTTCCAACTAGGTCATAAGTGATTAATTGGCGTCCATACTTCTCGAATTCGCGTTTCTTGGGGAATTGATTCCATAAACAGAAGCGTCTAGTGTCTTCTTTGCTTAATACTCTAGCAACTCTGTTAACAGTATAGGGAATATCGTATCCTTCACTGTTCCAACCACTTAAGATATCAGCATCTTCGATTAGATCCAAGAACGTTTCTAGCATATCTGCTTCACGATCAAAGATAAAACAGTCAGTAAACTCCTCGCACTGCTTCCTTGCTTCTTCTATTGGAAGTCTTTTAGGAGGCACTGCGAGGGTTACTAGGCGATCTAGCCACTGTAGATGTATTGAAATGGCAGTGATTCCCATGAATGGATCGCTGGGATCAGCAAATCCACGCTCAGGATCAAAGTCTGTTTCAATATCGAAGAACGCTATGTTTAGTTTAGGAGCATCTTGATTAAGATAGTTCTCTTCTAAACAGCGGAATACTGGGTTAATGTCACTCTCGTAGAGTCTTTTACCACTGTGTATCTTGAGTTCCTTGTGGAATTCTTTAGAAGATTTAGCAACAACGCGGTTTAGTTTCTCACCATACACGCTTTCATACTTGCCCTTTTGATCTGGGTAATAGAATACGTGACGTGTAGGGTATTCTCTAAACTCTTTCTTACCGTCCTTGCGTTCTACTACTTTAATTAAGTCATTATCTCTATCAAATATAGCGTCTACATACGACATTAAACATCTTTTCCTGTTGTGATTAGGATATTCTCGAGTTCTTCGTAATCTTCGTTAACTTGATTCCAGTTACGCTTGTGGGCAACTGCGATAGCCTTGGTTAGCAATGCTGGCTTGATCTCTAATTCTTCAGCGATTGCCTTAACAGTATCACGTAATCCACCCTTGAGGTCTTCTACTTCTTGTAGAACTTGGCTACCTTGGTTAATAACGCTGATTAGCTTGGCTTTTTCTTCTGGTCCATAAATTCGACTCATATTATTCTCCTTACTTTTTAACTTTACAGGTTAATGTGTTAGAAGTCAATGGTTACTTTACGTTTCGGTCCTTATTGATCTTAAGGTCTTTGGGCATTATATTGCGTTTATCTTTAATAAAGGCTTCTAAACCTCTAGATCCAGGACTTTGGGGATCTAGAGTTTGTTGTTGTATATCCTTCACACCTGGTGTTGGATTGATCTTTCTCTTAACTAAACTGCGTTCCATACAGTATTTATCGTTTCATCTTCCCAGCATCGACGTTGAATGTAAACTTACCTGTATGTCCGCATATAATAGAAGTATCTGCCCATATCCTAAAGCCCTTATCTAGTGCCTTTCTACAGAAATCTACATCTTCTGATATGGTATTTTTATGATCTATAGCAGAGTGATACTTAAATTGCGGATATCCGATAGATACCATCACTTCTTTCTTAACTAAAGTACAACCAAAACCACAACCTGCTATTTCATGTAAGCTATTAGCTGGTAATTTATCAATTGGAATATTTGATACACCACCATGCGCATTCTTTTCATACAGTTCGAGTGTATGTGTTCCAGGAATACGCTGTATATAAAGCCCTGATACGACATCCTTATTGTGTGCTAGTAGCTTAACTAGTGTATCTGAAGAGAACGATATATCACTATCTACTGAGAACAGATAGTCGTATCCTTTAACTACCCAATCTGCTATTAGATTTCTAACTTGATCAACTTGATATCCGAAGAAATATTGGAAATCAGCAACATATCCATCCGGTATTACGAGATCATATATAGCTTTGTATGTTGTTGCTTCGATATTGTTGGCTGTTGGTATAGCTATCAATATACGCTTTGTTGGTTTTGAAATTTTTGTTATCTTTTCCTTCTTTTCTACTGGAATCGCTTCGATAGCAATTGGAGCCGGAAGCGCAGATGGGAGATAACTTTCCATATTGTTCTTAACTTCGGTATACACTACAGATTCTCTATCTAAAAATCCACCAGTTAGTGTAGTATCTTTAGTTGTTTCTGCAAACGGAGTATAGAAATCTATGTTAGCTACTAGATAGTTCTTCTTTCCCTGTCTTAACTGTATATCAAAGATAAAGTTATCACCGAAGTAGATATCCAACCCATTTGGAATTGTAATCCAACTCTTCTTATGTATCCACATCAAACAGCCAAAACCATAAGTATGTTGGCCAACCCATTCGACTATATCAATAGATTTAGTAGTAACAGGTATTTGATTAAAGTCACTAACTCCAGGACATAGTCCAAATATACCATTCTCTGGTGTAAGCATATCATAGAGCTTATCTAGTACTGCAAGATCATATGCTACGTCATCATTAACGATACAAATTCTATCATTGCGACTGTTTTCTACGCCAAAGTTCCATGCTGGATTTACAAAGATGTTCTTTCCAAAATCAAACATCCTTATCTTTGGATTTGAGAAGTCCTTATCTGGTGTACGAGTATTATCGTTATTGATGATTATGATATCATCGACTAGATCACAATCACATAGCTTATCAATAAATGGTAAGAACACATCATTACATCTCCACATAGTAGGTACAACGATAGAATACTTACTACCTATGGGTTTCTTAGTTAATATACTGTTAGCATTCTTAGTCTGTTCAGCTCCGTTAATCTTATAATCATTTAATGGATTAGTGTCGTTGTAATTATATACGATATCCTGTACACAAGTTACTTTATCTGGATCAGCAGATTCAATTAGGGCATAAAATACAGATCCATCACCACCTGCTTTATACCAATTGCCGTTTTCGTCCTTAAACATACTATCGCTAATATTGTTTAATAGTCCTTTTCTAAAAGTCCTCAGATGTGTATAGGGCATATTCCAATTGAATTTATGTTGCCTATATGACTTATTTTCTTTTACAGCTTTTGGATAGGGCTGTGCTATTAGAGGTATATTATCAACCATACTCCAGCAGCTACCGTAGCTAAAATCAGTAGATTCGCTATAAAGAGTATTATAATAGTTAAAGATGCTGTTGTCATTAATTAAACTATCGTCGCCATCTAGTAATATAACGATAGCATCGTCGTTCTTGATAGTTCTTATAAATGATATATGATTATAAGGTGCACCTCTATTCTCATTATTTTTAATTAATATGAATTTCTTACGTATGTCATCAGGCAATCTACCTATAGTATCAGCAGCAATACTAACACCGTCATCGGACGAGTTATCATCAATTAAAACGTGTGTATAATTGTTGTAATCTTGTGCAGCAACAGATTCAATACAGCGAGCAATATAATCAGCACCATTATAAAAAGGAGAAACTACGTAGATTTCTTTTTCTATGCCTAGTTTATGCGATTCAAGTTCAACTGTATTATGATATCGACGCTGCCAAACTTTGTGTACACGATGATTAAGCTTTGTTACAGCTCTATATTCAGCTACTGGTAGATATGCACCTGTCTTACGGAAGATAAACTGTTTCCACTGTAGAGCTATTCCATCCCACCCTGCGATATCTTTAATTATATTGCAGTAATATTGCTTTTGTTGATGTAGGTATTTGTTATGATATGCTCTTAAAGTCATATCAACAAATCTATTAATTTGATCCATTTTATTAATATTTGGAAATAGTCCGTTTGGTTCTATAGCATAATCTATGAGATAACAGGCCCCATCTAGTGCTATCTCTTCTAATGCTCCAAATCGACAAGTTATAGCAGGCGTGTTATATAGTAGAGATTCTAGCGTAGATATTCCAAATGTTTCTGGAAATGCGGATGGATACAGCATAAAACTAGCATTAGTTAAAATATTGGCTATTTCTTTTTGTGAAATAACTCCTGTAAATTCGATGTCTAGATTAAGATTTTTTGGATCATTTGCCATAGCCCTCCATTTCTTTTCCTGTTCATCTGGTTCTGAAACAGTACTAAATCTATAATATCCACCAATGATCTTTAGTTTAGCTTGAGGAATCTGGCTCTTGATGATAGGCCATATGATTTCTACTAATGGAATCATTCCCTTACTAGCACTAGCGTTATAGACAAATAGATTAGGGTCTTTAGCAGTTATATCAACTTCTGTATTGTAATTTTTAGCACCGTTTCGTGTAATGAATAACTTATTCTTTAATACTTCAAAGTTTCGTCGATTACCGTGATCACAGTTTGTAATATAGGTCGAGTGCCAATCACTGAGTGTGAATATATCAGTGATACGATTACTTACAGCAAGACTTTCTAATACATGATCGCCTAAGCAGAAAGTATCATGCATCCAAAGTATACGCATCTTGGCTTTACTTAAGATCCTATCATATAAGTTCATGCTTTGGAAAGGCATGGCTCTATTATCACGTAGATTTGGATAATCCTTTGGATTAGTAAATGGTATCACTGTTCGGGAGCTAATAACTACATCAAAATCATGATCAAATGCTAAATCTGTTAATACTCTATAAGTAACTCCGTCATAAATCCCAGGATTAGCATGATCAATATTACAGGTATTAAATACAGTAACATCAAAGCCTATATCTGTTAATTCTTTAGAGAGTAGTATGACGGCACTTTCGCTTCCACCGAGCCCTTGTTTTTCTAATGTGCTCCCGTCATATGGAATTCCAATGATATCAATGATTGCTATTTTCATAATAATATATACCTTATTTTTTACTTGCGAAAATATTTTTACTATTGTAAGCTCAATGTAAATATTCCATTATTATATAATAAATTTTTTAGAGAGTCAAGAATGAATATAGGTCTCATTGGTGATCATATAACTGATGTTTATGTTTTTGGAACAGTGGATCGTATATCTCCTGAATCTCCAATACCTATTTTTTCAGAATTACACAGAGAATCTACGAATGGTGGCGCTGGAAATGTACAAGCTAATTTAATAGCCCTTGGAAATACTGTTGAGTATCATTGTAATAAGAACAGTATTAAGACACGCTATGTTTGTAATAATCACATATTGTTTAGATCTGATAATGAGACATATGTTGAAAACACAAAGATAGATTATAATTTTTCTGATGATATTGAGTACGTTATACTAAGTGATTATAATAAAGGATTTCTACATAATAGTTTAGATATTATTAAACATGTAAAAACCCAAGGAAAAAAAGTAATCGTTGATCCTAAAAAAGATTTATCAAACTATATTGGAGCTGACATAGTTAAATTAAATGAGAAAGAATTTAAAAACTATAATTCATGTTCTAATATTAGAGATGCTTTGGAAATGTATGATATAGGAACTATGATAGTAACTATGGCAGATAAAGGTATCTTAATTGCCAATCGTTCTGGACTGCATCAAACTATCTCTACAGATCAGCATCAAGTTAGCGATGTTACTGGTGCTGGTGATGTTTTTATAGCTGCTCTTGCACACTATTTAACACATAAGTATGAGATAGTAGACGCAGCTACTAGAGCTATGAGATTAGCATCTAGATCGGTTACTAAATTTGGAACTTATGTCTTAACTAATGAAGACATCCGGGCAATAGAAAAACATACTGTGTTCACTAATGGGTGTTTTGATATATTACATAAAGGACATGTTGAATACCTAAAACAGTCTAGGAAATTGGGAGATAGATTAATAGTAGGATTAAATTCAGACACTTCTGTATCTAGATTGAAGGGATCTAAAAGACCAGTGAATAAACAAGAAGATCGTAAGTATGTTTTAGAAAACTTAGGATGTGTTGATCAGGTAATAATATTTGAAGAAGACACACCGTATGAATTGATCAAGAAAATTAGACCAAACATTATAACCAAGGGCGGTGATTATGAAACTATATATGATGTAGTTGGACATGATTTAGCTAAAGTAGTTTTGATACCGTATGTAACAGGATATTCAACGACAAGTATTTTGGAGAAAACCAATGATTAAGGAAATACCAAAAGGCTGGGGTAAAGAAGTTATTATCGCCCATAATGAATTATATTGTGCCAAGATGTTATGTTACGATCGTGCTGGTAGTACTAGCAGTATGCATTTCCATAAGAATAAAGATGAGACGTTTTATGTACAGAAAGGTTCTTTTGAATTGATCACTATTGATACTAATGATGCTAAACAATATTCTCATATATTAACTGTAGGGGATACATGGCGTTTACGTCCTTTGGATCTACATCAGGTAAAAGCTTTAGAAAATGATTCTGTTATATTTGAAGTGAGTACTTTTGATGAACCTTCAGATAATTATCGTGTAATACCGGGAGATAGCCAGAAATGAAATATATGGTTGATATAGATGGAACTATCTGTACAACAACTATTAATAGTAACTATATCTATGCTGAACCTTTTGTTTCCAGGATCAAGCATTTTAATGATCTATACGATCAAGGTCATGAGATACATTATTGGACTGCCCGTGGGGGTAATTCTGGGAAAGATTGGTCAGAAGTAACTAAAGATCAATTTTTAAAATGGAATGTAAAATATACATCCCTTAATTTTAAAAAACCATCATATGATATCTGGATCGATGATAAAGCACAACATGTGGATAGCTATTTTAATGATATTAATAACCGGAAGTGATGGATTTATAGGATCTCATCTAGTTCGTAAAGTACATGATAATGTTATATCTGTTAATATAAACAATGCATACTCATCTCTAGAGGTTATAAACTGGAATGAAGTAACGCATATCTATCATCTAGGAGCGATATCTAGCACTACTGAATTAGATATAAACAGGATACATGAGTATAATATTAGATATTCTCTAGAATTGTTTGAGATTGCTATTAAGTATGGAATACCAGTAACTTATGCTAGCAGTGCATCAGTCTATGGTAATAGCTTTACCTATGCGATCAATCCTTTGAATTTTTACGCTCTATCAAAAGCTACAATTGATATATGGGTATTGGATAATATCAATCGATTTTCTAAGATTGTTGGATTAAGATTTTTTAATGTTTACGGAGACGGTGAAGAGCATAAAGGTAGCCAAGCTAGTCCATTGTGTCAGTTTACAAAATCTGCTATTGAAACGGGTAATATAAGAGTATTTGAAAGTTCTGATATCTGTATTAGGGATTTTATTTCAGTTAATGATGTTGTTGAATGTATATTGACCGAAATGCCATCTGGAATATATGATGTTGGAACTAGTGATCCTGTTTCTTTTTTAGATGTGGCAAAACTAGTAGCAGAGAAATATAGCGCAGATATAAAAGAGATACCATTTCCTAAAAATTTAAAAAACAAATATCAGTTTTACACCTGCGCTAGAAAACATTTTAATAAACAATTCCAGTCAGTGGCTGATTACTTAACGCTCGTTCCCAATATTATCATCACTAAGCCGAACATCCTTCTTCCTATTAGTAATAGTAGTTCCTTCAAACCGATCATAAGCATATAGGCCATACTGGCTAATGTTAAAAAGGTCCGCTCTCATAATAACATCTAATGATTCACAAATGCCGCGTTGTATAGCATAAGATACTAGATTCTTAGCAACGATTGGATCTATGGCATATGCATGTGCCCTACAGATAAAATGGTAATTATGGTTTAATGTACCATGTGGAGGAATGCTTAAAACAGGCATAGTTTTATTATTTTGTTCAGAACTTCCTAAATATACTATGCTGTTATACGCTAGATGTTCTTTATATGGTTTTACCATGATAGAATCGTGTTCTAATATTACTAATGGTTGATCTTGTTCAATACACTTAGTCCATAGGCTAAAATGGCTAAAAAAGCAAGCCACTTCGGTAATACTTAAATGATGATCAAATACTTTTAACCATGATAAGTAGCTAGAATTCTTTGAATGATTGGGCACTTTTATTTCTTGACCATTAGTACCATCAAATGCATCCCAGACTTGGAAAGGCATTCCAACTGAACGACAACTATGCTGACATCCATTTGACAATCTTTCCGATTCTTGGTGATTTTTTAATGTTATAATATAAGCATTATCAACATTAACATTATAACTAAATTTTAAACTTTTGTTAAGATTAATCATTGCTTATATTTCGCATCTTCATATCTAGCTTGTTAACAGCATCGTGTGCTTCTTGTGTTGTGTATCGACCTGGCTTATGTACCTGTATCAAGATCTTAGTTGATAAAATCACGTTAGATAGATGATTCATAGCGTATTCTAATTGTTCTTCTTTAGCCTGTCCTGATTCAACTGCCTTTTGCCAAGCATCGGTAAATTCATACTTAACATCACATACTTCAATATCAATATCATGCAAGAAAGCTAGATAGCTATCGCTATCGCTTGCTACGATCTTTTCATAACTACGCTTCTTATCAAACAAGCGGAATGTATTTGGTGTTATCACACGAACATGTGATGGATCGTCCCAGGCTATTTCACAACGATGATGCGGCACTTGGATCTCCCACACTGCTCCGTTATTAGAGATGCGGTACATTTCTTTGACGATATCGATGAAGTTAACACCGTCGTGCCCGAGATGTTCTAGTATATCCTTGGCTACGATATGACCATATTCATTATCTGGCCATGGCCACGACTTGCTGTTGAGTTCTACAATCTCGTCTGGATTGCATAAGTCAGAAGCATCAACATTGTGGAAATCATCAAACTTCTTAAATCCACAACCTAAGTTCAATCTCTTTAGTTCCTTGTCTTGTGAAGGATGTTCTAGGAAATTTAAACCAAATCTAGCTTCAAAGGCACGATATAGATTTTGGAATGTATCGTTCCATACGCCTTTCTTCTTCTGTCGGAAGAGAGTGACTGATTTATAATATGGACTAGTATTTGAATAAGGAGCTCCTAGCGCCCATGTGTGATATGGCAATATAGGAACTATTACCCAAGTTTCTTTACCCATAGCAGCACTGATATGTGCCACACTAGTGCATGATGTAATAACTATATCTAGTTTAGATATAGCAGCCATAGTATCTTCCCAAGAAATTAATAGATGTTGCAAATCAATGATATTTTCTGGTAGATCGATTAGATTGTTATCTTTTTGCAAACTGTATACTTGTATATCATCATATTTGGCTAATTCAGTGATAAAATTTTCTGGAAACTTACGGAATTGTTGATGTTCAAATTTTGGATTTCCTGCCCATCGTATTCCTACCTTTACTTTCTTGTCAGTGCGTATAAATTCACTCCAAGCTTCGACAGATTTTGAACTTGGAGACATATATGGTCCTGAAGGGAGATCATCAAATGTATGACCACATAACCAACCTGCACTGAACCCTGGGATCCAATAATCATGTGTAACTTTGTTAGATTCGGCTCTAGTGATACACTGATCAACCCCTTCGATCCTGCTAATAACTGAGAACAAAGATGGATCACAAGCTACATAAACTTTTCCAGCACCTAGACGATTTTTTAGTGAAGTAGCAAATCTAGCATGGATAAATTCATCACCATAACCACCTTCTAGTGATAAGATAACACCTTTCCCCTCCATATCGTGCTCATTTGGATTAAAAATTGGAGCTGATGTCTTTAACGGAGGGCTACCGTATACACTGATAAATCTCCCATTTTCAAGTAGTTGGCATCCTTCTTGATATTGGTTTTGTTGCAATAAAAACCAACCTCGGTTAAAGCTATGTCTAACCCACATCTCCGGATTTGGATTCCCTTCAGGATCTAATATTCCATCGGGTCCCATTGCTTGAAGCTTTTCGGATGTTTCCCAAGCCTCATCGAAATTTCCTTCGAGCATCAGTTTTAATTGAAGATCGATATCATGCATAGTATTCTCCTTAATATAGTAGTATTATATATTAAGAAGATGATATAGTCAATGCGAAATTGATATCAGCTCTCGTTGCTCCTATAGCTGCCCATTTTGATGTACCAACAACAACTATTGATGAATATACGGCTGTATTATTCTGTGCTAGTTGCCCTGATGCATTATTAGATCCCCAGAGCCATAATGAACCATCTGACTTAATTGCTGCTAGCGTAGATCCGTTGTTAGTAAGGCCTGCTGTTACCCAACTTCCTTGATTTGCATCTATTGGTGTGAATGTGTATGTGGTTAATCCAGTAGGACTTCCACCCGGACCGTAAAGGTATAAGGCACCTTTGGTATCGATAGCTACTGAGTTACGCCCCATAGCCGATATTGATTTAAATGCATTATTGGTATATGGTGAGCTTATTAATGCAGGTGCTACAGTAACTGTATACCCATTATACCCCCAGTAATACAATTTACCGAATTTATCAAGGGCTATTACATGTGAAGCCCCACCTGATACAGATCTAAAGGATCCACCAGTTAATACTTGTGAAGGAGCACTTCTGTTAGCTGTATCTCTAACACCTAAGCGTCCATCTCCATTATATCCAGTAAAAAATACGTTTCCTGAAGGATCCGATAAAGCTATAAAAGCATCCCCACTTGCTACTGCTGACCATGAATAAAGATATCCACCAACTGCTCTTGAAGACACTAGTGTAGGAGAACTGCGAGAAGCAGTATCATAAATACCTAACGTTCCGTTAGTATTGTTTCCCCATACATATGCATTACCAGCAGCATCCAATGCTATCATTCCTCTAGTACCACTTCCTGCATCGACTGTTACAAATGATGTTGTTGTTGGTATTAAGTTATAATCATACTGATTAAACCCTCCTGATCTACTGTAGTGGCCACCTAATGTTTGTCCTGCTACTCTCAGATATCCACTATTATCTAGATATCCGTACATTGAAACACCTGTTTGTGCTGTTCCTTTTGGTAAAACAGCAGATCCATTAGTGATTGAAGATATCTGTGTCAAGTTTGATCTAGCTATATTTGATCCGCTTAAATTGGCATACCCTATATCACCTGTAAAGTAATAGTTTTGATTTGAATCTACAGCAATCGTTCCACTAGCCAATGCACTAACTGATACCCATGAAATACCTACTCCAATTTGAGTTGGAATACTAGTATTCAATATATCACCTGTTCCGAGCTGGCCGGTAGTGTTTAACCCCCATGCCCATAATGATCCATTGAATGCGATAGCTGCTGCATGATACCCTCCCATTGATACCATTGTCCATGATCCTGGTAGATTAGTATATGTATTACTAGGTGCGATCATATTTGGATAGTTCCTAGTAGTAGATCCACCATCGCCGGCAAGTCCAGCAGTACCTTGACCCCAGGTCCACAATCTTCCGATCGCATCAATAGCTACAGTACTGCCGTTTCCTCCAAAACCTGAGCTTCCTCCGCCGCCCTGTCCTCCCATTGATATCATAGTCCATGAACCGTTATATCCATACGCTGTAGAAACCTGTACTGGAGACCTTCCAGTGTTTGTATTACTGAGTCCTAATTGACCATTATAATTATCACCCCATCCCCATAGAGTTCTATCAGTTTTTATTCCCAACACTGATGGATAGCTTAGATTTCCTCTTGCTTCTACAGCAATCCAACTACCTGGAATCTGCACCGGATTAGATCTATTTAAGTTATAATTTTCACCGATAGCATAACCCTGACCAATTCCAGTATATCCCCAAGTCCAAAGTGTTCCGTCGGTTTTAATAGCAGCAACAACACCATCTCCTGATACTGTAGTCCAGCTTCCGGGTATCTGATATCCAAGGTCACTAGCGCCCATTACACTATTATTACCTAGCTGACCCAAGTTTCCAGCACCCCAAGCCCATAATCTACTATTAGTATCAACAGCCCAGGTATTACTAAATCCTATCATCACTGAAGCCCAAGTCTTAGTTCCAACTTGTACTGGGGAACTTATAGTATAAACACTAGTTCGGGTATGTCCTAATCCTAATTCTCCAGTACCATTAAATCCTGACGAGTACATCTTACCATCGTTTGTGATCACAAATCCGTTAACGTCAGCTATTACTGATTGTTTAATGCTATAACCACTCATTACTTGCGTAGCAAGTCCCGTTGACGAAGACCATCCTATACCTAACTGACCATTGGTACCAATTCCCCAATTCCACAGCGTTCCGTCTGATCTTAATGCAGATACACTGCTTGATTTACATGATACACTAGTCCATGAATAATATGAATTATAATGTGTTAGCACAGGATAAAAAGGTGCGCTATGACTACCACCGTCTAATTGGTGTATTCTACCATTACTAGTATCGCCCCACGCATATATATGAGTTTGTGCATCTGATCTAATAAATCCACCATTAGCTGAAAAACTATCATCTGTACTGAGTAAGTTTGTTCCTGATAACACTGCTACAGGGCTGGATCTAGTAGTATTTGTTCCATCCCCTGGATATGTTCCTCCTAAACAGTATAGCTGTCCACCGCTTATTCCAACTATATTGCTAGTACCAGCATGTATGCCGCTCCAGCTCAATGTTCCAACCTGTGTCGGCGTGGATCTGTTTAGAATATCACCTAGGCCTAATTGGCCAACGTTATTATATCCCCAAACCCATAGATTTCCATTTGTATCGATAGCTGCTGCGTGGCTTACTGCTATACTTACTTGAGACCAGCGTCTAGTTGAATTCGACATCACCTGTACCGGCAATGATCTATTAGCTATATCGCCTAACCCTAATTGTCCAGCAGCATTGTTACCCCAGCTCCATAGTGTACCATCATTCCTAATAGCCATTACAGCATTAAGACTACATGAAGCTGTACTCCAGATATATGCGTTATATGGTGAAGCTAGTGCAGTAGGAGTTGTTATAGGATTGGCGACAGAATTAACTCCGCCCTCTCCGCTGCTATTTGTCCCCCATGTAAACATAGTCCCATTGATAGATATTGCTATTCCGCCTTGATTTTCTTTTGCCTTTACTAACGTAAAACTAGTTCCAGATGCAATCTGCACAGGAGCAGATCTGTCACTGCCAACGCCACCGAACCCTAGATATCCAGAACCGCCATTATCATATCCCCATGCCCATAATGTTCCATTAGTTTGTATACCAAACACATTGCCATCTCCACCAGAAGCAACGCTTGAATATAACCCTGCAACTTGCACTGGCGACGATCGTTGAACGACATCATTTTGACCAAGTTGCCCCCAGTTATTATACCCCCAAGCCCATAAGCGACTTTGATCATCTATAGCAAATCCACAAGTGTTCCTTCCACCATACACTATCTTAACATAGTTTTTATCAGATGTTGCATTTGGAATTGGACCTAATTTAGTAGGAAGAAGTGTTTGTGTTCCACTAGTAACTGGTGCTACTCCGTTTTGTAAAGCGCCGCCCCATCCCCATAGAAGACCTGTTGTATCTATACCAAAATAATTATTAGCCCCAGCTGATATCATTGACCAACTGACTCCTACTGGAGTACTAACTAGAACTGGTGAAGTATAAGTGGTCGATGTATTATCACCGACGCTATTACCCCATCCCCATAATCTACCAATCGTATCTAAAGCAAAAAGAGCTGTAGTTCCTAGTCCAATCATAGTAAAACTTTTGTCAGTTATTACTTGGCTTGGAGCAGATCTATTATTAGCAGTAGCATCTCCAGGGAATAAGCTACTAGCTCCAGATCCCCACATCCATAATTGTCCACCACTGTTTAATGCCATAACAACACTGGTGTTTAATAATACCTGTCTCCAACTATACGCTATAACAACTGGACTTGATCTACTAGTATTTGTTCCATCACCAACGGCGTAAGCTCCTCCATATCCCCATGCCCACAATGTTCCATCATTTCTAACAGCAACAGTCGAATTATCAGTAGTTGAAATAGCGTTCCAACTATTAGTACCGATTTGTACAGGACTTGAACGATTAATGACAGTGTTGTCACCTAATTGTCCAACAGCATTATTGCCCCAAGCCCAAATTCTACCGTCTGATTTTAGGGCTACTATATGACTTGCTCCACTTGCAACATCAGTCCAAGATCCTGCTATCTGTACAGCAGTTGATTTTAAATCTATTCCTAGCTCTTCATTTCCGCTACTTCCCCAAATATTAATTGAATTTGTGCTAGTAATTGCACCAGCGACAAATATACCTGCTAATAATCTGTTTCGTGTAGTGCTATACCCTGTACCAATCTGTACTGGGCTTGATCTATTAACAAGAGTACCACTACCTAGCTGATAATTAGCATTATTTCCCCAAATCCACACTCCTCCGGCATTATCAACCGCAACTGCATGTGATGGACCTGCTGCTATTGAAATAAAGACTTTTCCAGTACCAATAAGGACAGGACTTGATTTATTAACAATCGTATTATCACCAAGTTGACCAACAGTGTTAATTCCCCATGCAAATAATCGACCAGTTGTATCAATAGCATAAAAATTGTTACTTCCTGTGGTAACCATCGTCCAACTGCTAGAACCAATTGCTACCGGACTTGAACGATTAACAATCGTACTATCGCCAAGCTGTCCATATGTATTATCACCCCAAGTAAGCAAACGACCTAATGCATCTATTCCTGCCATAGCTGTCTCGCTAACTGCTACAGCAGACCAACTGCTAATACCTATCTTATTAGGATACCATCTCCAAGTAGTTAAATCACTAAGTCCGTTACCCAATATTCCGGATTGATTTCCTCCCCAAGTCCACAACCCACCGTCTGTAGTAACACCTGCGTAATTAGAACCAATTCCAACTGTAACCATAGTCCAGGACATTTTTCCATAGACCATTGTAGGGGCGCTTCTGCTCACAATAGTGCCATCACCTATACCATAAGTGGCATTAGTACCAAATCCAAGCATTGATCCGTCGAGTCTAATTAAAGCACCATTATTAGTTCCGGCACTAACTGCTGTAAAGCTGCTACCTGCACCGATCTGGACTGGACTTGAACGATGAATAATAGTACCATCACCTAATTGCCCGCTGTAATTAAATCCCCAAGCATATGCTTTACCATTGATATCTACTGCTATCGTTGTTGTTGTTGGTGTTGAATCTCCATTAGAACTAACTGCGTTCCAGCTGCTAGTTCCAATTTGTAATGGTGCACCTGGAAATCCAGCCAAGAATTGATTATATAGTGTTGTATTTGTAGTACCTGTAGTACCTGCCCAACCATGTAATACACCTGCGCTAGTAAATGCAAGCCCACCAAAATATCCACCTCCACCAAGTGTTGTATAGCTAGTTCCTGTACCAATCTGCAATGGACTTGATAGTGTTAATACGCCACCAGTTCCTAGCTGGCCACTAGTGCCTAATCCCCAAGCATAGAGTTTACCTAGATTATCTATAGCAAATACTTCGTTATTTCTAGTAGAGCCTACTGTAGTAAAGCTAATTCCTAATGGAAGCACAGCAGTTGGAGCAGATTTGCTAACAATAGTAAGATCACCAATCTGCCCACTAGTTCCAAGGCCCCATGCCCAAAGTTTTCCTGTGATATCTATTGCGTACGATGTAGTAAGTTTAGCACTGACTATAGTAAAGCTACTAGTTGATGATATTGCTACAGGTGAACTTACGCTTAGAGCAGTTACTACAGCAGCATTGCCAATCTGTCCACTAGTACCTAACCCCCATGTCCATAACTTCTTCAAACTATCGAGGGCGATTATATGTCCAGTTCCAACATCAACAGCACTCCAGCTGCTAGTAGTTGGACCATATTTAACGATACTAGGACCACTGATAGCAACATTGTTGTTGCCCAACGCACCGTTAGTAGGGACGCCGCATACTAGCAAAGTTCCAGTAGTACTTATTAGTGCTGTATTGCTGATTCCTGCTGCTACTGCGGTCCAACTATAGTTACCTAACCCTACCATCTGTGGATATGAATAAACTACACCCGAATTAAAGAAATTTCCTACAGAGGAAGTTGTACCATTAGCTCCCCATCCCCATAGATTACCTTTACTATCTACTGCAAAGGTTTGATTTAATCCAGGGAATACAGCAGTCAGCGCCCCATCAAATTGTGCAAGTGCCGCAGCGGTAAACCCGTTTGTAACTAATGTTTGGTTAGTTATAGTACCATTACCTAATTGACCACTAGTATTGAGGCCCCATATTCTCCATGTTCCAGTACTTTCTCTTGCAGCTATAGTGCTAGCACCAACACTACTATATACTGCGGTATAGCTAGTTCCTGTTCCGATCTGTATCGGTGAACTCTTTGCACCAGCTGTACCGTCACCGAGGAACGTGTTACTATTTGCTCCCCATCCCCATAATTTGCCAAGTGTGTCTATGGCATAGAATGTTGATTCTCCACCAACGGCCGCAATCGCAGTAAAACTACTACCAATAGGCATAGATACTAGTGTAGGACGACTTCTATTGATAGCAGCACCGTCACCGATCTGACCACTAGTACCTAATCCCCATGCCCACAATCTTCCAACAGTGTCAATAGCAGCTACAGCATTAACATTTCCGGCTACAGCAGTCCAACTAATAGGAGTACCGTTTCCTGCTATTGGTAATGGATTATTGACCCTAGTAATAGTAATAGCTGTGCTACTATTATCTATAATAGTAGAATTTTGCAATGATAAGAACACAGTTTGGGTAGTTATTGCCTGTATATTAGTTCCTGAACTTTGTGTCGTTGTTAATGCACTAGTCGGCAGAGTAAATGCTCCCGTATATACGCCTAATCCCTTGACTATACGGAAGTTGCTAATATATCCCTTGAATCCTAGTGTACCTACAGTAAGTGCCATTGCTCCGATTGTAGTTATAGTAGTACTACTAATTAAAGTACCTTCTGCATATGTAGTTGCTGCTGGATTTTGTACACCATTAACATATTGAGAAGTATTTCCGCTGACCCTACTAAGTGCTACATGATACCAAACACCTGGCGATAGAGCTGTACTAACTAATCTAGCAGCAGTACTTACATAATATGTTAATAGATATGCAGCATCTATATACCATGCTGGATAAAGACCCTGTGTTGCGGCAGTCCTACTATCGTATATATATTGAATGGCGCCATTGTTAGCATTAGTATATATCCAACATTCGATAGTAAAATCACCTGCACCAAAAGCAAATATTGCATTGTTTGGCATCGATATATATTCAGCACCGCCACTAAATTTAACGCTATATGTACTAGTATTAAACGGTGTAGGATTTACACTAGCTACCTGTACAGGACTTGATTTACTAACAACTGTAACATCTCCTAGCTGGCCACTAGTGCCTAATCCCCAAATCCACAATCTACCTATAATATCGATAGCCATACCCTGCGCCGAGCCCGAAGAGACTATCGAAAAACTACTACCTGCTAATACTTGTACGGGACTTGATCTAGCAATAACAGTATTATCAGCCAACACTCCATTTGAATTGTTACCCCATGCAAATAATCGACCACTTGCATCGATAGCATATGTCCAACTAGTTCCACTTTCTACCGCACTCCAGCTACTGTTGTTTACTTTAATTATTGAAGGAAAAGTTGCAACAGTTTGTGGTATACCGATAGCTCCGGAATTGTTAGCCCCCCATGCCCATAATCCGCCATTACTGTCGATTATGTGTCTAACATCAGTTCCACCAGCTGAGAATTTTTTTCTATCAGTTGGCCATGTAATCGTGCCCATCTGTATTAAACCGTAATTTTGTGCAAACCTATCACTACCAGTAAATGCAGCTCTGCTACCGTATACTAATTGATCAGGCATGAGGTTTACTGTCTGCTTGCCCCATCCAAATACTTTACCATCCTGAGTAACAGCTAACCCGCCTAGATCGTTTAATGCTACAGCACTCCAAGCTGAACCTGCTGGTCTGCTTGCTGCTATCTGTATTGGAAAATATGTGTTATAGTTTGTTGTGATAGTATTTCCAATTTGATTTGAAGTGTTTAATCCCCAACCCCATAATGATCCATCTGTTTTAATACCAACGCCATGGCTATCTGTGACATATATCTTGCTCCATGATGTTGGAGATAACGCAACGCTAGATGGTGTGCTCATGCTTAATGAGTTTATTCCAGTGCCATTAGTACCATAATCACCAGTTCCCCATGTCCATAGAGTCTTATCGGATTTAATAGCAAAGTTTACGTTGTAAGAACTCGCGATTGAATTCCAACTATTGCTATCAATCATCACCGGATAATACTTGTTAAAAGTAGTATTATCCCCTACTTGTCCATAATTATTAATTCCCCATGCATATAATTTACCTGTTGTATCTATAGCAACGCTACTGCTCAATCCAGCACTAATCATTGAAAAAGATGTAAATCCAGTCCTGTTATATGGGAGATGAATCGTATTGGATATAGTAGGAACTCCGAATCTGTATATAGTGGTATTATTAACTGAGTTATCAATAAATGTTGATGACTGTAATGCTAATATAGCCACTGTTCCAGCTGATACAGTTGTAGTTAGATCGCCAGTTGGTGGAGTGAAGTTTGTGCTATATATTCCACCGCCGTTAATGATACGGAGATTAGACATAAATTGTGTTGAATAAGTACTGCCGTTTGGATCTCTACCAACAGTAAGCCTATATGTTCCGATAGGGTTCCAAGGATCGGTATATGCTCCGATCGAGATACCATTTATGAATATCCTAGTAGTACCTGCTGCTCTTGAAATCGCTATATGATTCCACTGATAAGCTAGAGTATTAAATGCTGTTAGAACTATAATCTTATTTGATTGGGTATATCCAACTTCTCCGTTGTAATATATAATGTTAGTACCATCATACAACAATATCATTCTATAATTGGTACTAACATTTGATGATAGATCTATCCAATCTTGACGAACGTTTGTACTTGGAATTAGGTATGACCAAAATTCTATAGTCCAATCATTAGTACCAAACGCAAGAGTAGATAGATAATCAGTTTGTAAGTAATCAGCAACACCACTAAAAAATACGCTATAAGATGGTGTTCCACTATAGGACATTACTTGTACTGGTGAAGATCTACCAACTAGTCCGCCATCACCTAACTGTCCAACAGCATTATTGCCCCATGCCCATAGACTCTTATCAGATCTTATAGCTAAAACATGAAGATCACCTGCTGATACTGCGGTCCAAGATCCCATTACTTGTACTATAGTTCCAACACCAGTGGTATTATTACCCATTTGACCACTAGTTGCTAACCCCCAACCATAAAGTCTTCCAAGAGAATCTATGGCAAATATGTTGCTTACTCCTGCACTAAATGTAGTATAACTATTAGCCGCAAATATAGGAACTGGTGAATTTGTATAATTACTAGTTGGCCAACCAGGAATCATGCTTGTTGAGTTATCACCCCATGCCCAGATTGACCCATCTGATAATCTACCCGCACCAAAGGCTTTTCCTAGTGAAAGCTGGCTCCAACTTAATCCAACTTGTACAGGACTGCTTCTAGATTTACCAAAGTCTCCAACCTGCGGATAGAAGTCTATCGACTTCTGTCCACTACCGTTAAGGAGAGGATATCCCCAGGTCCATAATTGTCCAAGTGTGTCTATTCCTGCTGATCTATTATAATTGCTTGATATAGCAGTCCAACTCTTAGTAGGTGCAATCGGTGTTGGAGTAAAAGCAGCATTAACGCTGTTATTACCTAGTTGACCATATGTGTTAGTTCCCCATCCCCATAGAGTACCGTTATCTCTTATTGCCAGTACATGATCTCTTGATGGTAAGCTTATTACGGTCCAAGAATTAGTATCTAGTGCAGCTGGTACAGAATAATCACGTGTTAAATTGTCCCCTAACTGCCCATAACTTCCGTATCCCCAAGTCCAAAGAGTGTTATCGCTTTTAATAGCTGCAACAGTATCGAAAGAACTTACTATTTTCTTCCAATAGGATGCACCAACCTGTACGGGAGACGATCTATCAGTGATTGGATATATATTTGCCATACCATTAGTCGCACTTCCCCATGCAAATAACTTCTGATATGTATTGTTATATGTGTTAGCTAATAATGTGTTATAAAGCATGTTTTATCTATTCCGGTTTACTTGGCCAAATTATCTGAGAGATCGAAGTTAAATTGATGTTAGCATATAATTCAGGAAGTTCTCGTAACAATCTCCTGTATGTTTTCCATGCTTGCATACCTTCTTCAGACATTGTTTCTACTGCATCTGACAACTGTGTCCAGTCGCATTGCTGCAAATACATATTTCGCATGGAACGCATCTCCATCATTACTAGATTTTTAATCATATCGTTTGAATCATCGCTTGGTGACAAATCAATTATCTCGATCGTTTCTATAACATTGTTATCTTGGAAACTATAATTCGCATTACCACGTGCTTGTGTATACATATCATATGCAGTCTCATCTTCAATAACCTGATACCAACCTAATTCATTTAATGCATTGATATCATTAGCTAGGTGATGTAATCCGCTGACATTTTTCCAAGATTCAGGCAAGCTGCTATATATCTCGATATTTCCATCCTGCGCATATGCATATTTTGTCATGAAGGTAATCCTATCTTTTATCTTGCATCTATTATGCTAGCTACTCCGCGCCAAGTAGTGCCACCGTCGTCGGTAATAAACGATAATATGTCAGTACCAGTTGCAGTTAGCCCTGGTGCTACTCCAGAAGCCCATTTTACCGACACCGGCCAAGTCATAGCATACGAGCCACCGTTGGTTAGTCTCAGCACGATTATAGTAACCTTAGCACTAATTACATTTGAAAATGTCCATGTTAGATTAGTTGTAGCAGTCTTGGTAAAATAGTTTCCCTGAGAGCAGTTTATATCTGATGCACTTACAGGATCAGCATCGTGTGTTACTATTCCAGTAACATCAATCCTTGAAGGGACAGTAACAGTACCTGTAAGTGTTGGGCTAGCGCTCTTAGCCATGTATGTTCCGCCTACAGTAGTTCCATCCATCACAGTTAGCGTGTTTAGAGTAGTATCAAATATCAACTCACCTGCTGCTCCTGTAAATGATGAAATCTGCGTAGTAGTTCCTCTACGTAGCTGTATCTGTTTAGCCATTATACTATGCTCCCATAATCGTTAGTTGCGGTTACTGTTTCGGGTACCTGTCCATAATCTTGATTACTAGATTCTGCTGAAACCCACGCACTATTTATGTATATATAAAGCACTCCATCTCCAGTATTATACCAAAGGTCTCCAACAGCCGGAGTTGCCGGTGCAGTACTTGAAGCAGTCACGCTACTGCCACCGCCACCACCGCCAGTTCCTGCACTGCCAGTATATCCTATAGCAGCATATGCACCATCGATACCTTGTGATCCAGTAAAACCAACTCCTTGTGATCCACTATATCCTACAACTGTGCTAGCTGATCCAACAAAGCCAACAGATCCGCTATATCCACGTGATCCACTAAATCCTATAGCAGAATAAGCACCAGCTGAACCCGAATATCCAGTTGATCCAAAGTACCCCCAAGATCCAGTGTATCCAACTGACCCCCAATATCCTATTACAGTACTTGCTGAACCAGTAAATCCTACTGAACCGCTATATCCAACAACTGTACTAGCTGATCCTGTATAACCTTTAAAATTGCCTACATTAGTCCAGCCTGTTGTTGGAGTATTGAATATAATAGTACCAGAAGTAGTAAATGCGTAAGTTTTATATCCACCGCTATTTGTATATGTTGGAAAATTAGTTACAGTAGAATCGGCTGATACACTCGAGTAACGTATGAGAACAATACCACTACCACCAGCGCCGCCACTACCAGTTCCGTTAAGCGATCCACCGCCACCACCGCCACCAGTTCCAGCTGATCCAGCATAGCCATTAGTATCACCTCGGCCACCACCACCACCACCAATACCGCCTAATGTGTTTACACCACTAGTTCCCCCGCCGCCACCGCCACCAGCATAGTATACTGAATTCCATCCTAGGATACCAGCACCACCATTACCGGGAGTATTAGCACTGGCATTTCCACCAGCAGCACTGGCACCACCACCACCTGCTGCTGCGCCAGCACCATCTTGTGCCCAACCAGTACCGCCATCATATCCTTGACGTGTTGCGCTTACATATGACGATCCAGGATAAACACCTTGACCATATGTTTGTCCTTGCCCTCCCCCTGCACCTGGTGCACCGCCGCCACTACCACCATTAAGTCCCGGACGCATAGTGTTATAATTGCCACCACCACCGCCACCGTACGCAGTTACTCCAGAGAATGATCCGCCAGTTATTACTGAATCAGTTCCTGAACCTGCTGCGTTTGTTCCAGCAATACCACCAGCACCACCATTACCAACAGTAATAGTATATGTCACATTTGGCGTAATTGATACTGATGAAGCTGATATTACACCACCACCACCACCACCACCACCAAGATGTCCACCACCACCACCTCCACCAGCAACGACGAGATAATCAATTGTACTAGGACCACCTACTGATTGGGGCTTCCAAATCCATAAAGTACCGTCGTCAGTTATATATCCATCCCCGCTACTGCCAGTGTAGGAGGTAGGATATCCTGGGATAGATGTATATGTACTTACGCTACCTATTAAGTTAAGAAACGCCGAAGATCCAACTGACCCGGTATATCCAGCAGCAGTACTAGCTGAACCAGTATATCCAGCACCTATTGATCCAGTATATCCGTATGAACCCCAATATCCACCTGAACCAGTATAGCCAGCACCAGTTGAACCAGTATAACCTAATGAACCCAATGATCCAGTATAGCCTCTAGCAGCATATGCACCATCAGCACCAACTGACCCGGTATATCCAGCAGCAGTACTTGCAGAGCCAGTATATCCCGCACCGGTTGATCCAGTATATCCAGCAGCAGTACTTGCAGAACCAGTATATCCAATCGTAGCATTAACAGCTTGCCAGACAGTACCATCCCACTGCCAGGACAAATTGTTAGCAGTATGCACATCATTAACGTTTGGTGAACTTGGGAAATTAATTGCTGGCATTAGTTACCTTTTTTATATTATGTATTTATTGTTGTTTCTTTCCATGATACAGTGTCTTCATCCCAGACATAGAATTTATCATCATTTGGATAAGCAACTGGCGGCATCCAATTCCAAGTTTCAGTTGAAAGTACCCAACTGTTAAATGGCTTTGGTGGATAAAATACATCGTTTACATCATCATATGTATATCCAATTCCTGCATAGTTACCGCGCAATGCTATACCTCCGTCTGGCTCATTTGTGTTTGGTGCATAGTGTATATTACCTCTTGTATTATAAGAAGTCTGTATCCACTGGCCGAGCTCTGGATCAACAAATGTGTTAAAAAAATCAGGTTCAGCAACAATGACTTGAGTTACTTTTCCGTCTACTACTTTCGCAAAATGTCCCATATTTTATTTCCTTTTTATTTATTTTTCTCAATTATACTGGAAACGGATACATGTTGACCATGTCTGGCGATCCTGTACGAGTTAAGGCAAGTTTATTATTAGAAGCATCAAATAGTGTATTATATTGGCATGTTAACAAACTAGTTTGCGTAGTGATAGCCGCAATGTTTGTTCCTGATGATTGTGTTGCTTTTAGTGGTGATGTTGGAGGAGTAAATGCGCCGGTATATACAGCTACACCTTTAACAACACGCATGTTTGAGATATATCCTGGAAAAGCATATGCTGTATCACTTGAACCTCCGAATCTAACTGATGTGGTATTAATGCTATAATCAGCAGCCGAATCTGTAGTACCTTGTACACCATTAAGAAAGATTTTCCAAGTTGCGGATTGTCTTGTTACTGCAAGATGATACCATGTGTTATTTTGTAGGTATGGAGTTCCAGTGGTTGCCCCAGGATATCTAAGATATACGTTTGTTGCATAACCAGGTCTAGAAACGCTTAACCTATCAGTTCCCATTTGTATAAATATTCCAGCAATATTAGCTCCACTATCACCAAACCATGCCATCGGCCCGACTGATTCTAACGGTAGTATTCTGTAACTATTGTCTAAATATATCCACGATTCAACAGTAAAATCACCAGTACCAAATGCAAAGTTAGATGCGTGGGATGTATCAACATATTGATTTGTAGAAGTTGTATTTAATTTTAAACTGTAGTTTTTCTGAGCATAGTTTACACCGGAAACAATACCAGAAAATACATCAGTTAAATATGTTTGAACAGTACCACCATTCGTTATGGTAAACTTATTAGTTGATGCGTCAACAATATTAGCATATTGACAAGTCAACAAAGTTGTTGATGTTCCGGTAATAGCCGATATGTTAGTACCGCTTGATTGTGTTGCTGCCAATGGTGTTGCAGGTGGAGTAAAATTTCCTGTATAAACTGCTGTACCAATAACAATACGAGCATTAGTTATATATCCAGCGAAATAATTTCCAGCAGTTGTACCATCTAGACCAATGTAGATATCTTTTTGAGTTCCATTATAATAGACTAAAGCAGTTGAACCTATGTTAGATGTAGTTGAATCAGCAACTCCGTTAACATATAGTGTTATAGTTGTTCCATTCCTAACCACCGCAATGTGATACCAAGCATTTGCTGTTATTGATGTTGTTGTTGCCGTAACAGTTACTTGTGTGGTGCTTCCGGTAACATATCTAAAAACTAAACGCCCAGAAGAATTAACTATAATATAGAATTGTCCACCAACGACATACCACGCAGAAAGTATATAACCTTGTTTTGATATGTCTGTTACATATATCCAACTTTCTATAGTAAAATCGTTTGCACCAAACGCTTGATTAGCGTTATATGGAACACTAAGATATTGACTGGTTCCATTGAACGACGCATAATAATTACCAAATGGATTCTGCGATGATGCAGGTGTAGAACCTATATTTGTCATAGCCAAATGATTTGTTGATGCATCATATAATTCAGCATATTGACATGTTAATAATTGTGTATTATTGACAGCAGTTAGAGCTGATGTTGATGGTGTAAAGTTAGAAGAATAAAGTGCTGAACCGTTAACATATCTAAAGTTTGAAATATATCCTGACCATGGTGCATTTGGTCCGTATGTCGTTTTTCCAATAACATAACCATTAGTACCACCTATAGTTCCACTTAATGTTGTTGATGATACTCCATTGGCTCCTGCCGATGCGGTTCTTAATACTCCATTGACATACAGATACAATGTTGTTCCACTCCTAACAAGCGCAATATGATTCCATGCGTTTGCGGTTATAACTCCCCAAGAAGGCCCGCCAACAGTGTACTGATCTAAAGTTAAAGTATAAGAAGCAGCAAGATATAATTGATATCTACCACTAGCTTCAGTGCTACCAATCGACCATATTCCCATGTTAGTCGTATATGCTGTAGCATAGACCCAACATTCAACTGTAAAATCACCAGTAGCAGCTACGCTAGATGCTGTAGTTAAATACTGACTGCTACCATTGAACGACATGCTATAATCACCAAATGGATTTTCCATTCTGACGACTGCTGTACCAGTGTTTGTTATAGTAAATGCGTTTGATGAACTATCAGCGATAGTTGCTCCGTTAATTAATAGTGATGTGCCTGTTATAGACGCTAGATTATCTGTTGGTGGTGTGAAGTTTGTTCCAGTTGTGTATATTGCTGTGCCTTTTATGATACGTAAGTTACTGACATATCCGCCAATTAATTGGCCTTGTCCTGCTCCAGTTGTTAAAGCAGTTCTAGCACTGGTATATTGATTGCCTATGACCAATGCATTTCCAACATCAGTCATTGTCAATGCTTGTGATGTAGTGGTAACTTGTTTACCATTAACAAATGTGGTAATAGTTGCACTAGACCTTATTGCTGCAAGATGATACCACGTATTGACATCCAATGTTCCAAAACTAATTGATTGAACTGTTGATGGGCCCGTATTATCGCCAATTAGAAATCCATATGTATTAACTCCAGTTGACTGAAAAGCATAAGAGTGATATCGGGTACTGGCATTTCCACCTTTACCAAAAAGATATTCGCCATTGGCTGACGCAGTATTTTTATAGTACCAACATTCAATTGTAAAATTACCAGAAGTTAAATCAAGTGCAGTATTATGTGCTATAACTAATCCACTGGCGGCAGTGTTAAAATATACGCTGTATGCCTGTGTTGAATAGCTAGTATCTGCAACTGTAACTGTATTTGATGTCCCTACGATAGTGCCGGCTGTTGACCCAGTGCGGATCTGTATGATGATAGTTTCACTACCTTCGGTTGATAAATCACTCAATAAAGTCTTCGTAAGCGTTCCGTTATCACTTGTAATAGCGATACTACCAGAGTTTAAATTATCGCTAAAATCACCAGCACTAGTTGTACCACTATTAGTATAATAAAGTGTACCTGTTCCGAATCCAACAGCATTAATAGTCCAAGTTACTGATCCGCCTTCATTTACAGACGAAGTATCTGGAGTTATGAACAAAACGGATGTATCATATACTGTAACAGATGGTGATGTAGCTACAATAGTTCCTGAAGTTGATCCAGTACGTAATTCAAATACTATAGTTTCAGAACCTTCTGTAATGATATCATTAGTTAATGTACGTACTACAGTTGCAGTTCCATTTGTCATAGTGACAGATCCTGATGTCAATCCATCGCTAAAGTCTGAACTAGTTGTGGTACCTGATGTGGTCCAGTATAAAACTGTTCCATCTAATACATATTGTGTAGAAATAGTATAAGTTACAGCACTACCTTCGTTTAATGAAGCTACGCTTGACGAAACACTATAAACCGGTACCATAACTGCTGATACGACGTTATAATTCCTTGGGGCATAGTTTAATCTTGAAAATGGTTTAACTGTCATTACGTAATCTCAGATCCAAATAAGTTCCATGAAATAGACGACCCTGCACTAGCATAAACTGATACGATATCAGTAGCAGCTAGTGTTATTCCCAGTGATAATGCTACAGAATCATTTGCAGCAACTGATAAATCATATGCAATATATTGTTTATTGGCAATAATTGCACCAGCCTGTCGGATAGCGATTCGGACTGCTTTAGAACCACTTGTCCTATTACAAATATTAATTGCTGATACAACAGTAGAGGTATCTGCAGGGACTGTATAGAGAGTTTCAAGTGTAGTTGCTGCTGATTCTAGTTGTCCTAGTATTTTATATGTTGTTGCCATGATCTTCCTCTATTATAATCCAAGCAAGAACGACGATACAAAAGAATCAACACCCCCGCTTGTACCTACGCCTGCACTTCCTGCGATAGTAGCAGTGATACCTACCCATTGACTACTATTCCCGTCGTCATAATATATATATAATTTACCTTCATCAGATTTGTACCAGAACTGGCCTGCTGTTGGACTTCCTGGTGCAGTTGTAGATATGCTTACTGAAGCTCCACCACCACCACCAGAACCGGCTGAACCAGTATACCCTGCGACAGTACTTGCTGAACCGGTATATCCAGCACCAATTGATCCAGTATAACCAACTGATCCCCAATAGCCTGTTCCGGTCGACCCTGTATATCCAACAAAGGTTCCTGCATCGATGAACCCGTTAATATTACCACCTGCTGACGAATTTGTATAGATCCAAAGATGACCTGTTGATGTTATTACATAAGCATCGCCTATTGTTTGTCCAGTGGATGGTAAACTAGCTGTAGTAGAATAACTTCCGATAACATTAATTGATGTTCCTGCTGGTCCGATTGAACCAGTGTATCCAACTGATCCCCAGTATCCTATTACAGTACTTGCTGATCCAGTATAACCAGTTGATCCAAAATATCCCCAAGAACCAGTATATCCAACTGATCCCCAATACCCGGCTACTGTGCTTGCTGATCCAGTATATCCTACAGATCCCCAATAGCCAGCTACTGTACTTGCTGAACCAGTATATCCAGAACCTTGTGATCCAGTATAACCAACTGATCCCCAATAGCCAGCTACTGTACTTGCTGAACCAGTATATCCAGAACCTTGTGATCCAGTATATCCTATTGATCCAGTAAATCCAATATTTAAAGTAGTGGATTTCCAATAAGTACCGTTCCATTGCCATGAACGGTTTCCTATTGTATAAATGTATCCATTAGAAGGATTGGTTGGTAGATTAAATGACATACTGCTTTATTTATCTTAAAAAAATATTTAAAAAAATTACAAATTTCCAGTGTTAGTAGAAGGAAATTCTCTAGTTGTACCGCTATCTCCGGACCATATTATCCTTACAGACCCTGATCCTCCTGCATTTGTATCACCTCTAGTGTATCCACCACTGTTTCCAGATCCACTGCTCCCACCACCACCACCTCCGTATGATCCTCCAACACCGCCTACATTGCCAGAAATAAAGTTTATTGACCCATTACCACCACTACCTCCACCACTACCACCACCCCCGCCAGTTGGTGCATTTGTTCCATAATTGTTATATCCTGTCCCGCCCGTACCATTAGACCCAGATCCTAATATTCCAACACCGCCACCAGCAGCTCCTGACGGTGTACCGTTACCATTTCCGTATACTTGAGTGTTGGCAGCACCACCACCACCACCGCCACCTGCTCCATTAGCTCCATTTCCGCTTGATCCATTACCACCAGCACCGCCAGTACCAGTATATCCACCAGCACCGCCACCCCCACCCCCAGTTGAACCACTGCCACCCCCAGGCCCACTGCTTAGTGAAGTAGTATATGAACCTCCAGCACCGCCATTACCGCCACCATCTCCAACATAAGTTCCGCCAGTTCCGCCAGTAGTGCTTGTACCTTTAGCACCACCACCGCCTTTTACTGTTGATGTACTGATAAAATAACTATCTCCACCTGCCGTAACTGAGGCACTAGGACCGCCAGTGCCCCCAACTCCAACTACAACAGTATAACTTGAGAACGGGGAGACGGCTATATTATTTTTATATCCTAGACCACCACCACCACCACCACTACCACTTCGAAACCCACCACCACCACCACCGATACATACAACAGATACAGAAGTTACTCGAGAAGGCGCCGTCCAAGTGTAAGTTCCAGGTATTATATATGCAGTTTGCCCAGCAGGCGCTGGCGCTGGCGGGATAAATCCAAAATTTCGTATAGCCCCAGCACCAAATGATCCAAATTTTGGCATATTATCTTACCTTATACAAACTGTGATTGTGCTGCAAATATTGTGTATGTTGGAGTACTTGATGTTTTTATAACAGCATATGAATATCCATCTACCCCATTAGAATGCCCAACTGTTGGAGCACCATTTAACCAATATGTAGTTACTCCGACAGTAGTACCATCGACTTGTACACTGGTATTATAGTAAGCTGGAGAACTTTGTGTCACAAGTAATTGTACAGTCATTGATTGACCAGTAGTAAGTATGCTGTTTAGTGTAGTTGATGCTGAATATGCGATGTTTACTGTCCAATTAGCAGTAGCAGCAGTGGAATAATACACAACACTTTGAGAAGATAGATAAAAATTAAGTGTTGATGGTATAGCTGTTCCTACTACAGTCGCTATTTCAATCATATTATAAAATATCGAAGCTGGAGTACTGCTAGTACCACTAAATGTATAGGTAAGATTTTGATTAAATGACCCAGTATAGCCTATTGATCCAGTATATCCAGTTACACCAACACCTCCTGATGCTACAGCTTCAATCCATTGGAGGCTATCACCGTCATCCATATAGATTAATTCTATTCCGTCGGTAGTATTAAACCATCTATCTCCAGGTTTAAGTGTAACTGCGGGTATAGTGTCACTAACATAATAGTCACTATATCCATTACTTCCAGTGTAGCCCGTTGATCCCCAATATCCAGTATCACCAAGTGATCCAGTGTATCCAACCGAACCAGTATAGCCAACCGAACCAGTATAGCCAACAAATGTATTATTTAATCGCCATGCTTGCCCATTCCATAACCATGTTCTACCTCCTACAGTATATGTAGTGACATTTGTTACCAAATTACTAGTAGGAAATCCTAATGACATGTATTATATTACCTTTATATTATCTATATTTATCTTAATCTTATACTGGTTCTAGGATATAAGATTCCAGAGCTAGGTCTTGCCATAACATTTTGTTTTGGATACATTTCTCCATTAGATGGTCTTTCTTGTGGCAAATAGAGGTATCTATTATAACCACCTTGTAAACTATATGGATCGCTTGTCCATGATGGGCTTGAACCGCCTGTATCTGCTAGTTGAGAAGTTTTAGCACATCCTGTTATATATGATAACGCTTGAGCAGGACTCATACGAGGATATAGTTCTAGCAAACATGCTAATATTCCAGCTACTTGTGGAGCAGCCATGCTGGTTCCAACATCTCTTCCTATATAATAATTACTATTTCTACTATCGGGTGAACTAGTACCACCCCAGTCTCCAGTTGATGTTGTTATTGAACTCACTATCCAGGTACCTGGGGCATAGATGTCAACTCTAGGACCAGTGTTACTGTAATATGCTTTTCTTTCTGCTGCGATAGCATCTACTGCACCAACAGATATAACTCCAGGTGTTGCTGAAATAGCACATCCTTTGTGTTGATTCCATAGATAAAAAGAAGTAGATGTTCCATATGCTGCTACAAACCAATTAGCATAATCAGATCCTGATGATTTATCTATGAAAAAACTTTCATTCCCAGCAGCAGCAACTATTATAATCCCATCATTTATTGCTTGGGTTATATCAGCTGCATCAGCACTAATATACCACGGAACTGTTGTATATACTGTTCCACTCGATGTGCGATTATACATTCCAACTGAATTTAATTGAGCTGATGTAAATGGAGTATAAGGACTAGACCCAAATGGACCAACAGTTGTTCCTCTTCTATTAGCTTGAACTACTGAATATAATGTTAAACTTGTAGTTGGAAACTGGAGACTAGTACCGTAACTACAATTACAGATAGTGGGATTTTTTCTACCTGTTGCAGGATTGATAGGTTTATTCCTATGGAAAGCTCTAACATAATCCCATATAATAGTAGATCCAATTCCCTGTTCACCTAAAGGTCCTAGTTGATATATGTTAGCATCTCTTGCCCAACCGCAGGTATTTCCGGCTACAGTGCCAGTTGTATGTGCGCCATGATTGGCATTAACTGTACTACTATCAGTAGCATAAGAATAAGAACCAGATAGAAGTGTAGCAGCATCGTCATCTAATGAAGTAGCTATACTGTTTAATTGATACCAATCGTATTGTACATATCTACTACCACCAGTCCCGTCGGCATTAACGGCAAATTCTGGATGATTTGGTACTCCGCAGATTCCATCCATAATTATAACATCAACATTTTTTCCTGTCGGGCCTATAGTAATCGTAGTATTTTGATTTTCAGATACATAGGAATTAGAACTATCATAACCTGATGCAGTATATGTATTGCTAGTACCCCATCCGGATCGTTGTACACCTTCAATACATCTAAGTAATGCCCAATTCCTATAACTAGGATCCATTGCTACGTTAGCTGGAGTTTTACTAAAGTTTCCTGTTTGTGTATATGAGGATAAATTTCTACTTGCTTCTATTAATTTGACAGGTTTAACATCTAAAATACGGAGATCCTGTGATAACGCATCTGCTTCATCTAATGTTAGCATATAATGGGTATTTAGGCTTAATGGCCTACGCCGATATACTGGAACTGCTCTTTCAGGAATAGCGTCACTACCACCGATTGTTTCTAAATCGTTATATAATGATTCTTGATCTTCAACATTATTGCAAGTAACAACAAATTCTTCCAATTCATCCATTTTATAGTTCCATCTGTACCATTGTTAGGGTTACTGTAACTGCTTGTGTACTGGCATTATAGTTTGTAACAGCTAGATATATATTTGTGCTAGGTGTACCATCATTATTAAACCCAAATATCCCTGGAGTAATTAATTGTGTTAAGTATCCAGTAGTTGTTAATATTTCAGCGATAACACCACTTCCTGGAGTTGGATCACTACCGATTGATCTAGATGCATCTGCTGTTCTAGATGCACTATCGGTATATATTCTCACCCAAGCTTCACAAGATGTTTGTATTTTAAATAATACATATGATTTATATCCTGTAGCTGTAACATTTCCAGTAGCAAGATTTGCTATAGATGCTGTTGTTGCTGTTATTGTATTTCTTGCTACACCACTGGATCCTGCTGAACCACTATATCCAGCTACTGTGCTTGCTGATCCAGTATAACCTACCGACCCCCAATAGCCGTTTGATCCCCAATAGCCAGTATTACCTGCAGGACCTGCAATACCTAAATTACCAAATTCAACCCATTCGTACGATGATCCGTCGTTGATATAGAGATATTCTATACCTGATGTATCATCTATCCAAATATCTCCAACATTTGGACTAGACGGAGCTGTGCTACTTATAGTTGTTTGAACAGCACCTTTAGATCCAACAAATCCAATTGATCCAGTATAGCCAGTTGACCCAAAGTAACCCCATGACCCAGTATACCCAACTGAACCCCAATATCCTTCACTACCGGTATATCCAACTGACCCCCAATAGCCTTGATCACCGATTGATCCAGTATAGCCAGTTGATCCAAAGTAACCCCATGACCCAGTATAACCTATTACACTACTTGCTGAACCAGTATACCCAGTGTCACCTATTGAACCAGTATAACCGACTGATCCCCAATACCCCTCAGATCCAGTATATCCAACTGATCCCCAATATCCCTCAGATCCAGTATATCCAACTGATCCCCAATAGCCTTCACTACCTGTATAACCTACAGACCCCCAATAGCCTTCACTACCAGTATAACCTACAGATCCCCAATAGCCTTCACTACCTGTATATCCTACAGATCCCCAATAGCCTTCACTACCTGTATATCCAACTGATCCCCAATATCCTTCACTACCAGTATAACCGACTGATCCCCAATACCCCTCAGATCCAGTATATCCAACTGATCCCCAATATCCCTCAGATCCAGTATATCCAACTGATCCCCAATAGCCTTCACTACCAGTATAACCTACAGATCCCCAATAGCCTTCACTACCAGTATAACCTACAGATCCCCAATAGCCTTCACTACCTGTATAACCGACTGATCCCCAATAGCCTTGATCCCCAACACTACCGGTATATCCTGATCCTTCTGATCCAGTATATCCTATTTCGGTGCTAGCAGATCCAGTATAGCCCGATCCTTCTGATCCAGTATATCCTTCCGATCCAGTATAACCGTCTCGTATAGAAGATATTGATCTCCAAGCAACACCATTCCATTGCCAAGTTAAATTATTAGCAGTAAAAACTTGCCCATTAGTTAATGGTGGATCTGGAAAATTAATTGCGGCCATTTGTTACCTTTTTATCACATATTTATTCTATAAAATTAATTAGAAGAACATCGCAAAGAAGTTCCCACTATTGATAGAAAATATCCAACCGGTGTTACCACTAACATTAGTTGAATTGTAAGCAGTCCACACAGCTCCCCCAGTAGCAGCATTATCCTTAAGACTAATATAATATGTATCTATTCTACTAGTTGCACTTGAAAGTGTTGCAGCCGTACCAGAGGTTGAACTAGTAATTGTAACTAGATTACCAGCAGTTCCGTCAATTCCAAAGTCTGAAACAGTTGTTGTTGTGCTAGATGGAAACACAAATGCTGTTGGTTGTACACCGTTGGCTAACTTAGTAAAGGTATTTGCTCCAGTGATAGTTAAAGTACCTGCACCATCATTGGACAGGGTGCAGTTGTAGGTAGATCCACCGCCAACAAATGTCTTAGCCGTAGCTGCTGTCATGCTAATCTTACCAGTACCGGTGCCTGCTGTTGTGGTGAAATTTAATGGATTAACATTATTAAATGCTGTAGTGGTGGCATTTGTTATAGTCAATGTACCACCGTTAAATGTTAGATCCTTTGTTCCGACACCTGTAGCAAACGCTGTTGTAGTGAGGATATAACCTGAAAGATTGAGTGAGCCAGCGGTTAATGTATATGCACCAACAGAGTTTGTTCCTCCTTGGGTTAAAGTACCGCTTGTGTGGGTTATAGCTGCGTTTGTAATAATACCTTTAGCAACGACTGATCCAGTAATCATGATTAAAGCAAGAGTTGAGCTAATAGTTTTTGAGTTTCCATCGAACGTACCATTAGTCATTGTAATAGCACGGGTGCTTCCCATAGTTAGTGCATCAGCAAGCTGAACAGTACCGCCAACTCCGTTTATTGTAATCGGCCCATCAAAAGTTTTGCCGTTAGTGGTAATAATCTGTGTTCCTGATGTTGCACCAAAAGTGAGAGCACCAGAGGAAGAAGTCATTGAAAAGGCAGAAGCAGACGATAGCGTAAGAGAACCATAGATTGTGCTAGCAACAATTCTTGCATTCCATACACCTGCAAACCCACTGCCAAAGGTTACATTTTTTGCACTGTAATTTACAGTGCCAAGAAATGTTAGCCCATAATTTCCAGCAGTGAAATTGAACGAGATAGCATTTGCTTCTGTTAAGATGCCGGAAAGCACAGTTACCGCTACGCCACCGTTATATGTAATGTTAACAGTTGGAGTTCCTGTAACAGTTAACCCTGTAGTAGTTGCTGTCGTCCACGTAGTCCCGCTTAATGTGCAATTTATGTTGCCTGTGCCAAACGCTATAGTGCGGGTGCTTGCATTGCTAGACGAAAATGACTCACAAGTTAGCGTATAGCTTCCAAGATTCAATGTTCCAGCTGTTAGCGTGAAGGCTCTAAAAGTATTATCTCCAATTTGCGTCAGTGTTCCGCTTGTTTGAGTGAACGCAAGCGCAAATCCGCCAGATAGAGTTGTTACGCCTTTGATTGAAACAGAACCTGTTACCATAGTAAACGTGTTAGATCCTGTAAGGGCTATGCCCACATTGTTTGCGTCAAAAGTTCCATTAGTAAGAGTTAAATTTGTAGTTATACGAAGAGAATCAGCAAGTTTAACTGTTCCACCGATGCCATTGATATTAATCGGAAAATTAACATCTTTGTTTGTAAGTGTGTTTGAAGTTATGATTTGCGTTCCAGATGTAGCGCCAAAAGTTACAACTCCCGTTCCACCAGTACTCATGGTGTTAGTAAGTGTTAAGTTTCCGTAAATTGTAGATGCAACAGCTCCGTTTGCCCATGATCCAGAAAATCCAGTAAAGTCTACGTTCTTTGCTGCATAGCTAGCAGTGGCTAAAAACGTCAACGCATATGTGCCAGTAGTAAAGTTAAAATTTAATGCCTGTACTTCAGTTGCTATACCTGGAGCAACGGTTGCTGCTGTTGCAGTTGGATTACTGATATTAATAGTAGGAGTACCGGTATAGCTAAATGTACCGATAGTTGCCTGTGTCCAAACTGTGCCAGTACCGTTACATGTTATATTACCAGTACCACCTGCACCAAAAGCAATTATACGTGTTGTAGCACCTGTTGCCGCAAAGGTAAAAGTTGTAAATGTATAATCATTTATATTGATAGTACCTGCTGTATATGTAAAGGCACCTCCTATAGTAGTGTTACTCAGTAAGTTTAATGTACCAGCAGTGAACGTAACAGCGCCACCAAAATTACAACTTGTAAGATTACAAGTACCACTTGTTACTGTGAATGGAATATTAGTGCTACTGCTAACATTTGAAATAGCGATAGTGTTAGTATTCATACTTATAGTAGAACCAGCAAAACCAAGTGTTATAGCTTGATTATTAAAATCAAATGTACCGTTAACGAAAATCATCGCCTTTGCTGTTGTTACTCCAAGTGACATTCCAGAAGTAAATTGATATGTGCTACCAGCACTGTTAAATGTCAACGGAATAGGTATACCTTTACCAGCCGGTGAAATTGTTTTACTGCTAGCCACTGTACCACCGAAGGTTAACACTGAAGTTGATACTGTTAGTGTCATAGCACTTGATAGTGTTAGACTACCATATATAGTACCAGTTGAAGTTGCTGCCCAAGTACCTGCCCAACCTGAAGCAAATGAAACATTATTTGCTACATATGAAGCAGTACCTAAAAATGTTAGTGTATAAGCACCACCACTAAAGTTAAATGACGGAGCTTGTGCTTCTGTTACTATACCAGATGCTACAGTCGTTGCTGTCGCACCGGCGTTAGTGATATTAACGATTGGAGTACCAGTGACAGTCAGTGTACCAGGAGTGGCTTGTGTAAAAGCAGTACCAGATCCAGTACAGGTTATATTACCAGTACCATATGCCAATGTTCTAGTAGTAGCACCAGTTGCTGAGAAGGTTGTACAAGTAAGTGTGTAATTGCTAAGAGTTAATGTACCTGCTGTGAAGGTAAATGCTGCTGTAGTTAGAGCACCGCCTAAAGTTAATGAACCTGCTGTGAAGGTAAATGCGCCAAATGTTCCGTTCGCTGTTATAGTACCACTAGTTACAGTTGTTGCTAATGTTGTGCTAATGTTCTGTAGAGTATTAGTATTAGTCGCAGTTGCTATTGTTGAAGCAAATAAACTAGTGATAGTAAACCCATTACCATTTACTGTACCATTAGTTAAGTTCATAGCACGGATGGCTGTTTTACCATAAGCGAAGTTACTTTGTAGAGTCCAAGTACCACCAACACCGTTAAATGTTATTGGACAGTCCATGTTTACAGCATTATTATTAATAGTTTGTGATGATGTAGCATTAAAAGTTACTGTGCCAGTGCTATTCCATAATGTGGCAGCAACTAACGACATACTGCCGGATACTGCCAAGGTCGGCGTAGTACCAGTAGCAAATGTAACAGTACCAGCCGACACTGTAATATTAGCACAAAGTAATGCGCCAGTCATTGTTACAGTATAAGTTCCTGCTTGATCGAATATTACGTTATCACTAGCAGTTGGAACTGAAGCACCACCAGTTACTGCTCCAGAAGTAGTAGCCCAGTTAGTTGTTAATGTTGTGTTCCAAGTACCTGCACCACCACGCCAATATCTATCTGCCATATTAGACGATCACTTCCTCAGTTAGGAGTACTTCATCTACTGGAGTTGTTATGTAAGCATACCATTTATCATATCGAGACTGTTTCATAGAAATAATTTCTTCAGGAGTTAACTTTTCATATTCTACCAATGGCATAACTAGTGCATCTTTTAAAATAAGAGGGTATTCTCCCATTTCAAAATCATCTGCAATATTTCCATTTTCAAGTTGTATAACAGCCATATTTCTTCCTTCATTTATGCTTGGGTTGTTACTGCAACAACATCCCAGAATTGTTCATCTGAATTATATATGCAGCCAACATATGTAACTTTGCTTATTGTGGTAGTTCCTGGTAAGGTTGTTCCAATAACGCGGAAACTACCACTTCCTGTTGTTGTCCAAGTCAATGTCCTAGCTGTTCCATTATCTTTAAATCTAAACAGTAGCTTAGTTCCATTTGCTGGTAAAACTGTAGAAGCGTTAATAGTTAATGTCTGTCCTAATGCTGTATATACATATAGATCATATGTTGTTGCGTCAGGTGTAACTGACGCGGTAGTTGTAGTACTTAATACTCTTGGATTATTGCCAGAAGATCCAGTATAACCAGTATCACCTATTGAACCAGTATAACCTACTGATCCCCAATATCCAGTTGATCCAAAGTAACCCCATGATCCAGTATAACCAGTTGATCCTTTGTCACCCTTTGGCCCCATTCCGCCTTGTATAGAATCTATGATTGCGATATAATCAAGCTGTGTAACGTGTGATATGTTACCTGCAGAATTATGATAAACTCTAACGGTAACAGCACCACTAGAAACATACGGAATAGAGCTAATAACTCCTAGTTCAAACTGAGTCCAATTTTGAAGACCAGTATAGCTACCAATTATATCCCAAGATGATGTATTATAGTTATAGAGTTCTATATAAACTGTATGACCTGACCCACTTGTATAGTTTACACTTACATCAACTCTGTTGAATTTTTCTACACCAGTAAACCCAATATCAACGATGAATCCTGGAGTAGTTGCTGTATCATTTAGGCTATAATAATTACCTGTTGAATAATCACCAAAGGTTTGTATTGATGCAACATTACCACTATTATATGTACCTTTAGTATTATCAGGCATTGATATGCTATTAGCTAGATATGTTGTACTTTCTGGAGCAGCACCTATCGATCCAGTATAACCTACTGATCCCCAATAGCCTATTACTGTACTAGCTGATCCAGTAAATCCAGTAGCCCCTGATCCAGTATAACCTACAGATCCCCAATAACCTTCACTACCTGTATATCCGTTACCACTACCACCTCCGGAGCTACCTGTGTATCCAGGTATTCCGGTAGCAGTAATACCAACCCACTGGCTACTAGACCCGTCATCATAATATACATAAAGTAGAGCTTCATCTGTTTTATACCAAAATGTTCCTGATACAGGAGAACCTGGTGGGGTAATATCTGTATGTACTATTGCTGTAGTACCGTTACTACCAGTATACCCAACGGATCCCCAATAACCCTCAGACCCAGTATAACCAATTACATCACTAGCTGAACCAGTATAACCAACCGATCCCCAATATCCAGATGATCCAGTATAACCAATTACATCACTAGCTGAACCAGTATATCCTACAGATCCCCAATATCCTTCACTACCAGTATATCCAACTGATCCCCAATAGCCTTGATCACCAATTGATCCAGTATATCCTACAGATCCCCAATAGCCTTCACTACCGGTATAACCTACAGATCCCCAATAGCCCTCAGATCCAGTATAACCTACTGATCCCCAGTATCCCCATGACCCAGTATATCCAACTGACCCCCAGTATCCTTCACTACCAGTATAACCTACTGATCCCCAATAGCCTTGATCACCTATTGATCCAGTATAACCTACTGATCCCCAGTATCCGTCGGACCCAATTGAACCTGTATATCCTGTATCACCAATATCACCTGTTCTAGCAAATGTTATGATAATTTCTGTCTGATCAGTTAAGCTTGTTGTACCTGACAACCAACTTACTGGTACATCAAAGTGTGTACTATCTTCATTATGTGTTCCAGTTATAGCAAATAACGCATAATTGGAAGGATTAAGTTTATCAGCAATGCTAAAATGTCCTTTTATCGCTGATGTTGAATCGTCGATTGTTTGTAAGAATGTATATGTTGATAAATTATTAATATCATTATAGTTGATTCTTAACGTATTAGCTGATGACAGTGTTAGATTGTTGAATATTAAATATCCAATTCCTGGATTTGAATCAGTTATAACATCGCTATATTTGAAGTTAAATGCAGCACCACCAAAACTGCCATCGAGTCCTTTTGAACCAGTATAACCTACAGATCCCCAGTATCCTTCACTACCAGTATAACCAGTATCACCTATTGAACCAGTATAACCTACAGATCCCCAGTATCCTTCACTACCAGTATAACCAGTATCACCTATTGAACCAGTATAACCAGTATCACCTATTGAACCAGTATAACCAGTATCACCTATTGAACCAGTATAACCAGTATCACCTATTGAACCAGTATAACCAGTATCACCTATTGAACCAGTATAACC